TTAATTCTGGCATTCCGCTCGTACCTGTGAATATAAAACATGAATCTGTCAAGGAAGCCCCGCTGCCAGTACCGAATAAGGCATTGCCGTTTACATGCAATGGGGCTAAAGGTGAAATCGTCCCGATTCCGACGTTGCCGTTATTATCTATTCTGACCCTTTCCGCTACCGTTCCTAGATTGTTCGTTGAAAAAGTTAAAGCTCCTTTTTCAGCACCATGAGTAACATCCGTTAAAATTCCGGCGATTGAACCTGGGTCTCTTAAATATCCGCCATTATCCATCGTTCTGAACAAGAAAGACGCTCCGATGCCGTTTGCCCCGTAAGACCCGTTGCTGGTTGCTCGTAAAATTGAAAATGTAGGTAACACCGTACTGTTTGTCGTGTCTTTTGATTGACTTTCCATTTGTGACTCTGGCACATAGTTATTTCCAAATGTTATATTCCCCGTACTATTGCTGACAGTCAAAAGGTCTTTAGTTTGACCATAGGAATACAATCTTAAATCATTTGAATTAGCCGCCGTATAAAGTAACCAATTGTTAGCCCCAGCCGTTGTAAAACGCAGACCCGCCGCGCCAGTAGCGACTTTGTCCAAATTTACTTCCGCATTTCCCGCATCCGCTTTTACATGAACAGTGGAATTACCAGTAGCGGTTTCAACTTCCAACGGATATATAGGACTCGTCGTCCCGATGCCGACGTATCCATTATTCAAAACAGTAATCGCCTCAATAGAACCATTATTCCCCACAAGAAAGTGCATGTCTGCACCTGTCGTCCCTACACCCGAAGTAGTCTTAAAATAAAGGTCTTGCGTAGTTGCAGAACCGCCTGTTATTCGTGGAGTTACAACAACGTTCGCATTCACCGTGTCAAAATAAGCAAGATTCCAGGGATTGCCGGATGTGCCTATATTTGACACACCGTTTGGGAGAATAGTGAGGTTAGGCACAACTGGAGTAAGGTTAAGTCCGCTGTATATCCATCTTGGGGCACGATAATCCTGAGCAATCAGGGGTGTTATGATTAAAAAGAATAATAATATTTTTCTCATTAATACCCCCATGCTATTCTAACCGTAGTCCCAATATCCGCATAAGCATAGAATCTTGAGACATTAGCTTCTCTATTTGTGTACATGCTATCTCCGTACCAATAAATTCCACCCTGAGTTGCTACACTACTATCTTTACCAATTCGTAACGTTGCACCAGATGTTAAATTCGTTATTGTAATTTCCTTGCATCCTGTTATCACCGGAAGTTGAGTGACAGTAGTTGCCAGAATTGAAATAACTGTGTCTAATGATGTTGTGTTTTGTGGTTGGTGAATATTAACATTTGCTTTATCACTGCCATCATCCCAATCATCTATAACTTGGATAGATGTTCTAAGTTCAGTCAAAAGTCCACGAATTAATTCTGCGTCGTTTTTTAATGAATCTTGCCCTGCTTTAGTTGAAACTATTCCATTTAATGTCGAAATAAGAATTCTTAATAATTCAGTATCGTTCTTCAAAGAGTCAAGTTTCATGTTATTAATAGTAAGCAATCCTTTGATAATCAATTGTGTAGCATTTAGAACGTTTAAGGAATCTTCTAAAATAGCTATTCTGTCTTCAACATCTTGGAGTATGGAATTTGCCACCGATAATCTTGCGTTGGAGGTGTCTGATTTAACAAGTTGGCTACTGATATACCCGCGTATAATTCGTTGCGTATTGTTCAATACATTCAACGAGTCCCGGACTTTGGAAACTTGGGTGTTTAATTCTTCTATGTTTACTTCCACCGAATCCATGCCTGAGATTGTAAAAGAGCCACTAACAATTTTCACCCTGAATGCTTCGGCTGTATTCTCAAATGCCCTATAAGCATATTGTTGTAAAGATTGCATTATAGCTGTTTTATCTGTGTTCTGTGCAAATAAAATTATTGGTATAAATAATAGAAATAATATCTTTTTCATTTATTCTCCCTGCCAACAAATAGTTATATTTATTTGTATAGTGTCGTCTGCATCCGTGCCAGTACCGGTGAACACTGCCCGCACGTATGGATAAGTCACAAATTCAGGCAAATGGAATGTGTCTGTTGCATCTGCCGTGTAATTCACTGTCGAAACAATTGTTCCGGCATTGTTATAAAAAGCATTCAAAGCATACCAATTAGTATTATCTGGGCTAACTTCGAGAGTCAAATTACCCGATACTCCGCCAACTTCCGTTTCGTCATAAACCAGTATAAACGAAACTTTCCGTTTGTCCCCTATTTCGAAACCAGCCGAGGTGACACTTACCGGGTCATCGTCTAATAACTGGTTAACTATTTCTGATTGTCCGTATGTAATGCTTGGGAGAGTTACTATATCAGCTTGTACCTCGCTCCCGCTGACTACGTTATCGATTGTCTGCAAGGAAGTACGCAATTCAACTATTAACGCACGTAATAGTTCTGTGTCATTCTTGAGACTATCTAAACTTCCGTCCGTAGCAATAAGTCCATTTAATGTCGAGATCAATGTTCGAATTAATTCAGTATCGTTCTTCAAAGAATCTAATTTTTCGTCAGTGGCAAAATCTTTCCCATTCAAACTTGAGAGCAAAGCCCTCATCAGTTCAGTATCATTCTTAAGCGAATCTGTCCCAGCTTCAAGTCCGTCTGTATTATTGTCAAGCTGTTGTAACAAACCATTAGCTTCCATGTCATTAGCTAAAATGCTATCCAGTTTGGTATTACTTAAAGTTAACAGTCCTTTAATGGCTAATTGAGTCGCATTTAGTACGTTTAAGCTATCTTGTAAAATGGCTTGCCGGTCTTCTATGCCTTGGAGCAAAGCGCTCACTACCGACAACCTTGCATTCGCTGTATCGGCATCTTCTATAAGGTCTTCTGTCAATCCTTCTAAAACAAGTTGTGTCGCGTTCAAAACATTGATACTATCTTGGAGTATCGCCTGTCTATCTTCAACATTCTGGAGAACTCCATGTAGCAAAGACACTCTTGCGTTTGTAGTATCTATTGCTTCGATAATCTGGTCTTGATGTGTTGTGTCCGCAGCAGCCGGGGGGAGATTAAAGTCCAGTCTGTTATCTGTTAGTGGAGAAATCATTGTCTTATGGTAAATAGTCTGCAACCTGAAATATGTTTGGTCAGTACCGCTATTTGTGTAAATTAGCCTAAAATATTTAGCTGTCACCGTGAAAAGATATTTTGTAAGTGAATCCGAAGCAGTGTACGTGAACGGCTCTTTTAAGTCCCAATTAGTACCGTCACTTGAGAATTGCGCACTCCCTGTTCCACTTACGTCGCTCCTAATTAGAACCGTAATTGATGAAGTATAAAGCACCGCCTCAGCTTTACCGGTAAAAACTTCCGCCGAATCTAATGCAGTCACACTGGAATTCATAGTATTCGTGCTTACAATATCCTGCTGATTGTAGGGTTGTGCAATTATCACAACTCCCAAAATTAGAAAAGCTACCAAAATCTTTAATTTTTTCATTCTATGTTTCCTCCAAAGTTCCTTAAAACACAAAAACCCCTATCTCGCTTATCGCAAGTAGGGGCTTCTTTTTATCGAATAACCGTTCCAGTCTTGTTGTGCTGCTTAATTTATTGTCCTATAAAACCACCTGTTATTTTACCATCTGTAAAAGTGTAACTATTTGTTGCCACATCGTAATGATCACTAAAGTATTTTACCATTTGCCAATATACTCTTTGTCTTTTCAGCTTTTTAATCTTTTCGTGTCTGTTTCTTAGTTTCTTCTTTAATGTTGTCATTTATCCCTCAAATATGTTATTGTTTCATATAAGCGCAAACACACACCCTTTTGTTACTTTCATGCTAATTCCTTGAGAAATTTTCTAAAGCTAACTTCGCTAATTGTCCATTTACAAAAGATTGCTCTCTTTCAATATGTTCATAAGCCATTTGTTCGAATAGTTCAGCCAGTTTTCTATCCATTTTTATAATACCCTGTAGTTCATTATTATCATTATATTCTATCATACTCTATCCTCTTAAAGTTTTAGCCAAAGACTTTAATATCTTTTTGCTTTTATAAATTTCGACTGTCAAACTGATTAACGCCGAAATCAAGTAAATAATTATAATTCCTATTAGATAAACAAGGTATTCGTAGAATTGTGTCATAGGTAAATCCTTATACTATGCTCACGCAATATATGTAATATATCCCTGATTTTCAAGAACAAAATCATCGGAAATTCCTCCGCATTGTGTTTCTTAGGTTTTTAGATGATGTTTTAGTCTCACCTAATATCTTTTTTTCTTCTTTTCGCTTTTCTCTTTCTGATTCCAGAATCTCCTGATAAATCTTCGAATCTTTACGCATTTGCTCTAATTTTTCTTTTTCTGCACGGTATTCTTTAGCCTCAGTAGAATTTGGATTATTCGCTTTAATTGCTTTTTCTTTTAATGCACTGACTTTTATACTTTGCTTGTTAATCTCTTTGTCTATAACTCTTTTGCCGTAGGTATTAACAGACATACCATAAAAATTCAATATACCGCTCCATGCAGCACGATCAATTCCACCTTCTTGATAGGCATCGTAAATATCTTCATATACCATTGGGACGAAGGTTTTTAATAATGATTCAGACGGGGTTCTTTCTTCTCCTATTAAGTTTTTACCTTGCAATAATTCTAATGGTAATGTTATTGCAGGAGCTAATTTGTAAGATGAAAACCTGCCCGCCATTTCGAGAACATTATCTTTATCGCCATTGCTTTCTGTAAGTCCCATTCTATTCGTTCCGACCTTGCCAATTCTCATAAGTAATCTCATCGGTTGTTGAATACCTGCAAATATATCAACACGAGTATTACCGATTTTTATCTTACCAAAATCAGGGCTTTCAGGATCACCGCTAACATCTGCCCCAGCTAGCGAGGCTAGGGCTAAAGCAGTAGCCCCAAATCCAGCTACGGCAGCATAATCTTTCGCAATCTCTTTCCTAACTCTTGGTTCTTTCCAATACTTGAACAGCATAAACGGAGTTTGGAAACGACTTACTGAAAATCTAGGAGAAAATAATACTAAAGATAGACCGTTGGCAGCACCATTGAATTTACCTAAATCACCACGTCCAGTAGCTACATTTACATAATTCGCCCATGCAGTCAATTCCGCTTTAGTTGCATTAGGGTATTTCTGTGCGAATTCATCAAACGCACCTGTCCTAATCAGGTTCAAAGTTGTGACCATGTGTCTATTAGACGCCTTCACAAAGTGTTTTACACCCGGTATTTTCTCAAGAAAATTATCAAGAAACATTTCTTCACGAGTATTCATTCTGCCATCTATTTCAGTCAATTCTAATTTCGATTTTTCTCTCAGATAATGGTTCGGATGAGATTCTATATCATTTTGTATTTTTTCGTAAGAATTTTCGCTCATAAAGCTCTTGATAGCTTTTACAAAGGTCTTAGCAAATAGAATTGGTCGTTTTACAGATGGGAAAAATCCTTGCCTTAAAGCTGCGGACATATCCATACTTGCTTTTGCCGTTCTTAACGTGTTGACAACTTCGATTCCAAAATCACCAATAGTTTTAGGCTTTAATTCGTCGATAGCGATCTTCAATTGCTTCCGTTTCTTCTTAAGTTCTATCATGCTTTTTTCTAAATCTATCGGATAGGTTTTCTCCTCAGCTTTTTCCTTAATCTTGAATTCTCCAGTCCGTAATTGCTCCTGTATATCCGATAAAGCATCCTCGACATTCATTGTCTTTCGTAATTCTTTTATTTTTTCCTTGACTGATTTAAGTTCTTCTGTATCAATTGGTTTCTTATTTTTTATAGTTCGATAATGATTCGCAAGTTGGTCTTGTAACTCATTTATAGTCTGTAATGATTTTTCTAATTTTTCAGAACTGAGTTCGGACTTATATGCTTCTTTTCTCAATTCAGTGAGCATATTTCTTAACCTACGAATATCCTCCGGTAATGGTTCTCTTTGCTTCTTAGATTCAAAAATACCCTCTTCTGCATTCTTTAATCTTTCCAAAGCTAACGCATGTCTTTTTATTTGTGTCACACGTTTTTGGGCTTCATTACGTGCCCTTGCTTGTTTCTGTGGGTCTTTACTGCTTAATGCACGATATACGTCTCTATCGGTTAATTCTGGTAAATCCGATAATACTTTGCTTACCACTTCATTTAAGTTTACCGCACCTTCTTTAATGTAATTAACGGCAAGTTTACCTACAAGATAAGAACCCTCAGCGGTTAGTCCCGTAACGTCGTTAACCCTAAATCCTAATAATGCAATTTGTTTCTTTATATCTTCTCGTTCTTTAAGAATTTTTGTTCTTGCCTCAGTAGCCTTAGAACTAATTTTAGCTCTTCTTTTTTCAATATTTGTGACTCTTTCTGCAATTGCTTTGTCACGTTCAATCTCCATTTTATCATATTTATCTCGTAACTCAGCTAATTCTTTTTCTGATTGTTCGTATTTTTTAGCCAGTTCTTCAAGTTTAGCAGTTTCTTGTTCGGTTAACTTCGATCCTTTAGTTGCTTTCGCTCTTTGCATAATCGAGACTAAATCATTTTCCTCACCTGCTATTTTCATCCTACGTATGCTTAAAGCTCGTCCAAGTTCTGTACCGCCAAGATCAGATGCTTCGGTAAGTTTATCTATTTGGTCGAAAACTATTTCACGTCGGGTCTTGGCCAAATTGACAGCAGGCTCGTTGCCTTTATCGACTAATTCAGCGATGTCCTTTGTTAAGTCATTATATTCGTCCTTTAGCTTTTTAGCTTTTATTACCATACCTGCATGTTCGGCATCACCAACGAGTCGTTTTGTCCTAATGATCTCATCCGCCGTAGTTAATGCTGTCTCATCAAGTTTCCTTTCTTTAGCTTCGTTCAATGAATTCAATATCTTTTTTGTTTTGGGTGGTTCTAATTTATCGAGTTCAAGTTCTTTTCTAAAGGTTTCGATCTCTTTCTTGTTAAGAGCAGTATAAGGTTCTTCCCCGCTAGTGGCTTTATCAATATCTTCGGGCTTCGTAGGTTCTTTTGGTGGTTTTATCTCTAACTTTGACTTGACTTCTCCCTTAGTCAACTTTGGAGGAGTTTCTTTGACTACGGATTTCTCTGCAAATGCGTCAATCTGTCCTTTGTCAACTTTCTCCTGTTTGAATAATGGTGTTTCTTCGCTCAGGTCTGCTTTACCCTCAAACTTTGCCTTAGTTGGAAAACTTGGTTTCATTTTACTTCCAAGTGTGTATTGATCTCCGGCTTTGGTTTTCTCAAATATCGGCTTTGTTATAATCTCGCCTTTTGGGACTGATATTGAGTTTTCTTCCATAAAAGTATCAGCTTCGTTTGAAGCCCTTAATCTATCAGCCTCTGATTTGCCCTTTGCAAATTCATATATTTTCTCTGTCTGTGTATCAACAACAAAATAATTATTTTGGTCTTCAACCTTTTTATAACCAAAATTACCGGTGTCTTTTGCTTTTTCCCGGATAGTAAGATATTCCGTTCTGGTTACTTTAATCGGCTCTTTGGTTTTTTCTTTTTTAATATTCTGCCCGAACTCAAAAGAAGGTTCGCCTTTGTCTACCTCTTTTCCCTTTTTTGTTGCATAGTCTTCAAGGTCTGAAAGAAATTCTTCTTTCATGTATTGCTGTTTATTGCTGAATTCAACATATCCTTGTTCATCAAATCGCTTTTCAATTTCTTTTGTAAAATCACGTAGTATTTGGGCTTCTTTACTTTGCTCAAGCCCATCATCTTTTTTGATATCTTCGATTGCTTTATCTAATTTTTTCTGTCCAAATCCTTCCGGTAACATTCTTTTAAGGTCTTCTGGCAAATATTTTTTCTGACTGAAAATTTCAGCAGTCATAGTCTGTTTATCAATTTCAGCATCTGGTAATTTCTCAAATGGTTTTTCTGCTTCGGGATTATTTATTTTAACATCCTCGATTTTCTCTGCCGGAAGAGGTTTTTCTTTCTGGAAAACTTTCTGTCTATCAATGAACAAATTCCCATCTATAAGACTTGCGTGAATTCCTTGCTTTCTCAAATTGCCTACTTCTTCCCTCAATTCGGTTAATGTTTTTCTTTTCTCACTTGGCGTCCCGGTTTTCCTTGATTCTCTCAGCTCAAATATTCGGTCAACTATTTTTTGATTTTGTGATAATTTATCTAACGTTTCTTTTGAAAGATTCTTTGCCCCGATTAGTTGTGTTGTTGGTTCGGGAGGGACTAACTTCTCCACCTCCTTAATCTTCATATTAAGTGCCTTAGCTATGTCTGCGGGACTTTTACCCTTGCCCAACATTTCCTGAACGGCGTTCACGTTGGTTTCGGGAGTTACTTTTGTAACTTCTTCAGTTACAGGTGTAACTACTTTCTGTATATCTTCTTTTGGTGTCTCCTTTGAGATATCGGCTTTTTTATATCTTAATTCCTTCTTAGGCAAATCAAATTCAAACTTATACACATCATTCCCTTTCGGCGATTTACGCAAGAAAGTTTCCTTAATATTTATAGCCTCTGGGAATTTAGAATTAAAAAATTCTTTTGTATTCTCAAGTGGTTTTTGTTTGACGACTTCAGTTCTAGCGTTTACCCATTCTTTGTTAAAATAAGTATCAATATCATCAAATGTTCGGAAATCTGCGTTAGCTTTAAAAATACCACCTCTTCCTTGGTGGTCACTTATCCGATATGTCTTAGCCCGATATTTGCCACTTTTATCATAAGCTGTAATATAAACAGTACCTCCGCTACTTTTCTGTACATCACTTATGATTTGTCCATCTTTTTCTAACTCTAATTTTAAGTATTTTTCTAATACCCCTAATCTTGGTGCTGGCTTTTCTGTCTTGGCAAATTGCCTACCTGTTTTTTCATTTTCCCCATATTCAGAGATTTTTGGCTCAATATCTTTCACATCATTATATTCCTCTAGTAATTCTTTTTTTCTTACTTGGTAATCCCTTCTCGACGTTTGAGGCTTTTCTTTCGTCTCTGGCTTATTGGCTTTATTCCAGATGTCGGTTAATCCGCCAGTATATTTTTCTCCCCTTATTTCTTTTGGCTTTTCTTTTGGCAACTGTTCGATATTCTCGATAGGTTGCGAAAGAATATTGTTTGCCTCTTGTGGTCTCATTTTATTAATCTGTTCTTGGGTATATCCGCGTTCCAACAAATCCGATTCCATTTTTCTGGTTATCATTATCGGAACTTGTGCTTCTAAAGGTTTTTGTTCTTTAACTTCCGGTAATGTTTCACGTGAAATCTTTTGTGCTTTTAGTTCTTCAATAGTGGGTAAATCTGCTGTTTGTCTCTCTGCATCTGGGATTAAGGGTTTAGAAGCTTCTACAACCTCACTTTTAATCTCAGGCTTTGGTAAATCCTCGACTGTGGGCTTTTCTATCGGTATGCGCTGTCCCTGTGTCTCAGGGGTAGGTTTCTGAGCCTGTTCTGTGTTCTCAACTTCTATTATTCGGTTAAGTTCTGCTTGCTCTTGTGGTGTACGGGATTCTTTTTGCGCCAATTCTTTAGCTCGCTGTTTAGCCCCCATACTTGCAATCTTTACAAAAATTCCAGTTGAGATAAGTTGTTTTGCCAATTCTTTATCTTCAGGGTTAAAGTTATCAAGTACGCCTGTCTTTTCAACTACGTCCGCCGTAAGTTCTCCACCTACTGAACCCGAACCAACATATTTGCCAAACGCAAAAGGAGCTATTAGATGCGCAACTTTTTCGCCTTGCTCTTTTGAGTATCCAAGTTTTTCGGCTGTTTCTCCACCTACTCTGCTTATCACCGGAATGGAAAGTTCGAAACCAAGAACTCCGGGATATTTCTTCAAATAGGTCGAAAATGCACCTAAAGCCACGTTTCCAGTTCCTCTTAAAATATCGGATGTCTCGTAATCCTTAGCGTATGGTGAAATGCCACCAAGTATTTGTTCCGCACCAGTGCCGATTTGTTGTAGACCTTGTTTTGTGGATTCATATAAATTCTCAAGCCCTGAACGTAGGAAATTGTCTTCCGGTGCAATAGTCCTTTGTTTATCCTGAACCGTTACAAGATTATCTTGGTTGACTGTTTCTTTACTCTTTGGAATTTCTTTCGGTTTCGCATAGGCTCGCTCAAGGTCTCTCCTAACGGCTTCTGGAAGAAGTTCACCAACTGTTTTAACGCTATACTTTTCAGCTACATCAGGAGGTAATAGTGCGCTAATGTCGTAATGTTGATTAAGTTCTTTTGCAGCAGCGGATTCCTGATATGGTGCTTGTGACCGTATTTGTTTTACTTCTTGTTCTTGCTGAATATTCGGACTCGTGAATTTACCTTGTTGACTTAACTGTACGATTTCGGACAGTCCTGCTTTTTCTGCATCTGTCATGCCTTGTAATGTTGGCTGTTCTTTCGGTGAATCAATACCCATGTACTGAGGTGTTTTTACCGGTAATTCTGTGCTCTCCCCTCTTTGTTGCCGGGCTAACAATGTATCGGCGTTCATTAAATCAAACTTGTCTGGGTCTTTTGCACGTAGATATTCTTCTGTACCATATTTTGGAGGTTGTTTTACTTCTGGCTTTTGGGAAGTAGATTTTTTTTCTAATTCTTGATTATATATATAATCTATTCTATCAGATACTTCAAGAAGACGAGATGATATTTTTTTCTTGCCTCCTTTCGGAATAGTTGTGCCATCAATTTCGTTACTCACATCTAATAAACTTTGTGATATTGGCATTATTGTTTTAACCCCGGATAAATACTTTGATAATATTTTAGATATGTTGCAAGTTCATTCTGTTCATCTTCTGATAAATTTTCTGATTCGGCATGTTTCAGTGCTTCATCTTTTAGTTCTTTCGGAGTAAGGTATTTTTTATTCCACATTTTGTTAATATTTCCCAACCATTGATAAGCTCGTGGCGACAGTAATTGAAGATTTATTTTTTCCATTAATAAATCTTTTTCGTAATTTTCCTCAAGCGAAGTTTTAGGAATTTTATTCCCTTTTCCATCCGTTAAATATTCTCCCGTTTTTGGGTCTTTTTGATACTTCTCAAAGTTTTTTATGTTTGCGATTAATGGGGATACTGTGTCTTTTAGCCTTGCCTCTTCTTCGTCTTTGTCACTACCCCCACCAGTTCTTTTCCTTACATCTCTTGTAAATGGGACTTTCGTATCAATAAATTGTCCAGTTTGTTTATCGTAAGTCCAATATGTCCCGGTCTTGTCATTTTCCATTGAGCCTTCAATATCAAAAGGTTTTCTCTCCTCTGGTTTAGGATTTTCTACCCACTCGTAAGGGTCTTCACCAGGTTGAGGATTTTTCTTCAATCTAACTGCCCGTTTCTCTCCTGGGGACATACTAAATGGTTCAAATTCTTTAGGCTTCAATCCCGCTGCCTTCTGATTCAAAGCATTTGCAAGTACCTGTAATCTTCCCAAATCAAGGTCTTGGTCACTCAACCCCTGCGCAAGAAATGTATTGGCTTCGTTAACTGCCTTACCATATCTTTCTTCTTGTGGTATTTCAGATATGTCGCCTAAAAAAATATCGTCCGGCATTTGCATTGTTGTATCAGGGACTATACCTTGCTGTGGGGCATTTCTCCTGATCCCACCTTCCGGTAATTCAATATCACTATTTGCTAATTTACGTAAATCTTCTACCGAAATATCCATTATCTTGTTCGTCGGTCGGTAAGAATTACCGCTTTGTGGTTCTATCGGTATTGCATTAGGATTTAGTATATTGGACACCATCCTGTTTTGTGGGCGTTCGTTCAGATTATAAGTGCTGGATTCTGTACCTCTTGGGATATTGAAATCAGCAGACCTCCCCATAGAAGATACGTTTTGAGTAGGAAGTGCCGATATGTTTGGCGTAGTTACTTCTCCGCCCGGTATTGTTGTGGGTTCACCAGTTTTGTACCGTTCATTTATATTTGACTGGCTTTTCGTGTAACGGTCGAGCAAACTAGCCAAAGCTTTTCGCTCTTGCTCACGTTTTATCCTTTCCTTACGCTTAGCATCCATATCGTTCGCTATATCAACAAGCCGAGGAGTAAAACCGCTCAGAAATCCAATTGCATTTTTCATAATTAATCTCCCTCTCTGCCATAAGCATAGGCTAAATCACCAAAGGATTTACCAGCGTCGCTCATTTTGTTATAATTAGCTTCCTCGTTTTCTGCGTCAAGGTTAGCCCAATTCATTTCTAAATCACCCAACATGCCCAGACGGGCTAATGTATTCGCAAGATTTCGTAAATCAATATTTGATGCTGCTGTTGCGAGATTAAACCCCATTTCATTATCAGTTTGCATCATCGGAAGAGTTTGACCCATTCTGGCGGTGTCTATTGCATTAAGTTGTTCAATCGTTCCCGTGTTTGCTCTGTCCTCAGCTCCACTCATTACTGTATCGAAATAGCTACCGCCGGTAATGCCTTGGCTTGCTAAACGTTCGGCAGCGTCGAGTCTGAGATTCCCCATGCTCTTCCTGCCCTTTCGTATGGCATCGGTGCTTTGTTTTGTGGCAAGTTCATCGGCTATCTTGCTCATGTCTTCATAACCAAAATAGTCAAAATCTTTGAATGGATTCTCTATGTTTGGGTTAGTTGCCCATAATCCACCCCAAACCTGTTCTCGTCTGCCACCTGATGCAGGGTTATATCTGCCGGAAGCTATTTCTTCTGGTAAATAATATCCGGTCTTTGCGTATGGATCATAAGTTGTTTCAGGCATATCATACCTCGTATTTATTTTTTAATTTTCTTATCGTCCTTTTTCTCAATTGCTTTTACAACAACTGTTTTTTTATCAATGTCAAGTTCGGGATTTTCTATTTCTTTTCCTATTTTTGTTTGGTCAATTCCCATCCGCTCAAACATTTCATTCTTTATTTCATTGAATTCTGTTTCAAGATGCTGTGTGTACTGTTTTACTTTCGCAAGTTCAGTAAGTATCCCACCCATGACTTTGTGTTCTGCTATCGACATGTAATATGTTTTTTGTTCCACGTAAAAATACTCCTTTTATTTTGATATTTTTTTTACTATCTTTCCACCCCACATTTGGAGGTTGTAATGAAATATTTATTTGTTTTATTCATCGTTCTATTTATTTCGTGTTCAAATTCTAGTACATGTTATAAGAGTGATAACCTTATAGAATACAAAATTTTGCCACAACACCAAATCAATAATAATTATCGCTTACTTTTTAAGAACAATTCAATCAATTCAATTCTATATTCACATTGGGAATATAGACCTATATATTTTTAAGAACATTAATTTAAGTCTATTACACCGCCACTTGTTTTAATTCTTACTTTTGACGCGGCGTAATTAAACCACATTCCGCCAACAACCGGAGAAGCAGGGTCATTTGATACTTCTCCATACCACTTTATATATGTTGCGCTTAAATCAGGGATTCTTGCCGCATCAAAAGTCCCTGATGTTATTATACTTGCAGCTAAACTTGGTATATCTCCAGCTTGGATGGCACTCGAAACAAAATTAGTACCGTCACCTCTTAGATAATGTGTAGAAGTAGCTGCGCTATGGACTCTAAACCCATCGTGTGCATTTATATAAGAACTACTGGAAGTAATGTATGATGTTGTATTTATATAACCTGAATTAGTAATATTTGCAATACTCCCTAGATTCATCGCACTGGTAATCACTGTTTGGCCATTAAAAATGAATGATGGGGTTGCAGTAAATCCTGAATAAGTTGTCCCGTTATGTACTGTCAATTTATCAGCATAAATAGAAGTATAAGCACTTACTTTCCCTGTTTCAAATACTGTAATAAAACCACCAGCCGCAAAAGTATATTGTAGATTAGCACTATATAATTCACTCGAAAGAGCCAAATCGCCTAAATAATTATAATATGTTATAGTATTAGCACCGCCTCCAATAACTACTCTTTGTCCACTCGTATCCGTCTGTATCGTCCCACCTGTGATAGTACCGCCATATACATTAAATCCGTTTGTGCTGTTGTAGTACATATAAGAAGTTGACTTCCCAAAGAACAAACGGTAATCACTTGCAGCGTATTTGCCTAACCAGTATCCTGCTTCTGTTTTGGCTATTCCTCTATCATAGGTCATTGTGGACGTGCTCTTTATCGCTCCGGCTGAAATCTCAAAGCCTAGCGTATTGAATGTCCCGGCTGTGGTATCGATTTTCATGTACTTTGTATCGCTTGCTGTCCCAAGATAAAAATATGGATTCACCGTTGCCGTTGCGTCACTATCGCCTATCCAGAATCCTCCATTTGTTGTATCGTTGTAAGCTGTTTTACCAAGATTTATATAGCCATTATTTGCTAAACTTATATGTCCTTTCAAGTAAACATTATCACAAAATAATCCAAATCCTGAAAGTGTGCCGAAATCCGCATCGGTAAACCAGTCAAGCCTACCCAAAACTAAATCTACATTATTTGTTGCGCTCCATCCAGTCCAATTACTTATGCCTGATTTCATAAAAATATACGGAGCATACTTTACATTGTTCATATAACCGATTATATTCTGTCGGGTTGCATCAGTCTCATTGTAGAGAACTGCAAACTCATCTCCTTTGCTTATAGTGCCCTTATTACCGGGTGCGCCTGTTACCGATGTCAAGTAGCATTTGTTACCAGAGATAGAACTTACTTTGTAGGTCAATCTTTTTATTAAATAGCTGTCATCAACAACATCTCCGTTCACATCGTAAGTCACGCCCTTCCTATCAACTTCCTGACACATAACTACGTCATTAACTTCGCAAAAAACTCCGGTGTTACCCGTCATATCTTCAAGTTCAAACCATGTCGAGCGGTCTGTGTTTCTTACAATTCCACCACCAGCACCTTGAATTTCATTTCCCGCTCTATATTTATAAGTGTCAATCACAAACTGACGTGCGAATAAACTACCTCGGATTACACAATTATCCATTTCAAATAGCGTCGAAGTGTAATTATCAAAATCATCAAAACCAATAAAGAACCCACGCCCGTCATAACCTTTGATGTATCCTTCATTCGCAAAAGTAAAGGTATCTTGGACTGTCAAATCAAAATCGTTTTTCTTTACTTTACCTAGCTTTAACCCCTTAAAATTCGGCACACCTTCAGAATGTAATGGTTCAACAGTGTCGATCTTCCCACCCTTAAAAGTAATGGATTTACTACCCTGTATTGAGTTGATGAATTGATAGAGATGCTTAAATTCAAGTTCAATATCATTGCCTGTAAAGTTACTCTTAATTACGCTTTGACGTTGGATGTTCTGCATTATCCAAACCTCCCAAAGCCAATATGCTCGACCTTGAATCCTAATGCCGATATATTTATATCGTTAGAGCCACCGCCTGTACGAGTACCTGTGACCTTAAACTGAAAAGTTTTGCACGCAGGAGGGAATCCCGGAATGGGTACGTTGAGATAGGTAGTCCCAGCAGGTGCAGTAATTGTTGAAGCATAGGCAGACCCATTGAAATAAAACGTAATTGTTAACGCACTTACAGGAGAAACATAATCCATTAAAAAACCACCGATTAAAAATCTTTCTGATGGAATCGGTCTTTTCATTTGCTGTATTAATTGTTTATTAATTAAAGCTATGTCTATTGGCACACTGAGATATTCAAAAGCTACGTTGCCTTGAGAACTATTGCTTCTACGATAAACTATTCCGGTAGAATCTTGCATTAGTATTTCGCCATCTTCATTAATCGTATAGCCTATCAAACTCGTAATCGAACCTGATATTGTAGCTCTCACCCATCCTATCCCCGGTGTAAATACATATTCAGTTGCACTTCCATCAAACATTCGGTAAGAATTACCGTATTCGTCTCTCACACCGAGTATCTTTGTCTTATCTGAAATGGCTCTGTAAGCGTCACGAATTGAATCTTCGGTAATATTTACATAGTCATTCCCTGACAACATATAAACATCGTATTCACTTGGTACTGCAAAATGTGTGTGAAAGTTTGTCATACCTCTTCTTGAAACTCCGCCCATACCACTTGCTAAGATCGTACCCGCTCCAGAAACAGGGTCAATAGCAATTATGTCGTTATCTTTTGCAACAATCAAGTTATGGTTTGGCAGTAATTGCATATCAAGTACATCGTTCCCGGCTTTATCGTCAATAGAAAAGTATGAATCAGCTGGTATAACATCATACATTGGCGAACCGTTGTCTTTTATAATTGAACGATAAACTTTATTTACTTCTCTTGCCGTGATATAAGGGTTAAGAACTAATGTTTTTGCACCTACTGTGACAGCTTTGTCCCAACTTTTCACATAATCTGTGGTAATCCAAAGTTCACCAGCTTCAGCTTTAGCGACTTTATAATTTAGGAAAGAATTAAGTTCTGCATCTCCTTGAGCTTCTTCAAAATTTTGTTTTGTTATTTCTATTGCCGTTATTAGTTTTAATCGTCCATGAGCATCTATTTGCCAACCAGTCCCACCCGTAGTATTAAGACTACATGGTATATTAGCAACCATATAATACTCAGTTGCTCTTTGCGTATCATCATCCTTATGACTCAGAGCAATATATAACCTGATATGAGTAAGTCTTTTATTGACTGTGCCTTTAGTTATAGATGGACTAAATTTTAATACTCTTTCTTCCGTTGTATTAAAGAAATAATACGATCCTGAAAAAACCGCAAATTCCTGATAGTCGTCTAAAACAGCCGTCATTACCCAATATACATAAGCACCACAATCAAGTCCAGCCATCCATCCTTGCCCTGCTGTGCTTGCTACTTCTGACAAAATAAAATTTGCATAATTATAACCAGATATTAAATCAGCACCATAATAAGATGCACCTTCCGAAGTTGTATTATACGGATCAAGAATTATCTCATCATAGTTGTTTATCGCTGTAGTATATGCTCCCGCCGTTAATGCCGTCACACATCCATACTTTTTAAGATACTTTACCGAAAGTCCAAGTCTATTTTCGTATCCGCCAAATCCTATTCTTAATTCTCCATCAACCTTATGAAAACAAAGTTCATCTTTTGTTGTGGAGTACATTGCTTCCAAATAAGTAAAAGGAATGAAATTAGTAAGAAAGATTACTGTATCCCCATTGGTAAAATCATTTCTGGAAATCGTAATATTATTGGAAGAATCAACCGCTAAAACATTTGCACAACTACTTAGTGCAGAAGTGCTTTTGGTTACGTTATAAACTATCCAATGAGGTTCGGTATCAAGAATAGTCTTTGTGATGCCATAAGCAGTGACAACATAACTGCTTTTACTTGTTAGATTTGTAATATACATCCGGTTAAGCCACTTCCATGCGTCAACCCATGCCGAACCGTTCCAATACGGTCTGATACAAAAAGCAAGTATATTCTTTGATGCCACCGAAGCAGACGAGCCCGTTACCTTACTTACCGTGCCCTTCTGGACTTGGCATAGGACTTCTTGTCTGGTGGTTGTTTTGGTTACGTGAAATGTTTCCGCCCCCAAATAAGTATTCGCACTCCAATTGTCTAAGACAGTCGGAGCTGCGTATTTAGTCGCAATCGCAGGAGTAACTACTAAGTCACCTTTCTTATCCCGAAGGTCGAGATTTTGGCACTTTGCGCATTCATTTATCTCCGGGTTACGCTTCGTACTTTCTCCCTTAAATTCACGTATCCAAATATCTTCCCACATTATTTAGTGCCCTTTATCCTTGCTTTTTCAGAAGCACTTACAGCCCTGATTTTTTCCGTGTTAGCTTGAACTCTTGCAGCCAATGACTCAGGTGGAGCTTCGTGCATTATTTCGTATATTTTAGCCTCCGCTAAATCCAGCACCAAAGGAACCCATTTGTCTGGTATATCAATTGTCTCAGTTGGCGTAGTATATGTTTTCTTTTCGGGGATTGCTTTGAATACCATTGTTATAGTTCCTGGTGTGACACTTGATCCATGCTCGAATTCAACATTTTTCCCATATCTTGACCAAATAATAGATTTAGTGCCACCCGTTATCTGTGCTCTTAATCTTTCTTTTTCAAATTCTTTTGTACCTTTTTCACTACACTCAACCCCAGACGTGCTTGACCTCATTGCTATAATAGTATCTACACGATAAGTTGAAATATCCGCTACCTTACTTACTAGTGTCAGGTCTTGTTTCTGGATGTACTCGTCTATACCCGCTTCGCCCAACATTTCATGAACTTGTAATAACTTCTCGTGTAGAATATCAGCGAGTGTGTCATTCTCGAATTTATCTGGAGCAACTGCATTAGCTGTAATCCTGATTAAGCCTACCGCTCTATCAAGTGTCCAGTCTATACTTCTTCCGTTTGCCATATTTTACTCCTTATCTTACATTTCCTTTGTCTTTATCGAATAGCTGAACTGCTATTTCGACTATTGTATTTTCCCAATGCGGGTCATAGATCGAATCGTAAGTCCCGCCTTGTGTTAAATATCCGCCCGTCGTTGGATCAAGCGGAGCCACTATTATATTCATAGTTATTGTCCCAGAGACAAATGAAGTTGCTGGATATATATATATAACTCCCCCGCTCTCAATTGCTATTGGATTATTTGCCGTACCTGCCATTGTAGGAATTGTGCCCATACTTACTAAAAATCTCAGCCTGGATGGTCTGATTGTACAATATTTACTTACAGGAGCAACTACTTCTACAAGTTGTACAAAATCAAGATTAGGTGAAGCAATAACATACGAACTCGAAGATAATGTGCCCGTTCTCGGTACTATAAGTTCAGGGAGTTCCTTCGTGAACCCAGCTATATCCCCGCCGTATTGTTGCCATTTCATGTTGAATAATTCTTGGAGTGCCATATTCACAAATTCGTTCCGTTGCGCCGCAGTTAATGTGCTCCCGTTCGTTGCAGCAGCAGCTACGGGGTCATTCAATCTACGACTTAATTCTACGCTTATTCTATCAAATTTAGGCGTTGCCATTTACCAAACAAGCTCCCTATCATTAGGCAATCCGTGATCGTGTTCTGTTTGTCCTACCGTATTCAGTGCATATTCAAAACTATCTTGATATTTCTGCATTCCAGTTATTCTCCACATTACAAAATCTTCAATCGCAATATCCCAAGAATCTTTAAGTTCCGGCGGAGTAGTTGAGTTGATGATAGTCTGCGAACCCTCAAGATAAACCCATAACTTTATAATTTCATTCGATGTATCGGGAGTAGGATACAACAATAAGTTATTTTGGAATATAGTGGCTTTGATTGGCTGTGTTATTCCATAATCTGTGTTAATTGTTTCGTTCCATGTTTTGTGTTCTACAAATTCAAGTCCATATTCCCAATCGTCAGGCGTAATTACAGTTATTACAGGCCCTACCATTTTTTTTGCTGCAAGATCAGGGGAACTGCTATACAACGAAAGATCGTCAATTTCGACCCAATCCCCGGCAGTGTCCATAGTTGTGAAAAATTGCAAGTCATTAGCATCTCCAGTAATGTACATATAGCCATAAACCTTAACCCAATCTTCCGTTACATCGAAAATTATAGGCTCACATCTTTGGGTATCATCTTCAGTCATATAAAATGATATTGAACCAGCTTTGCTTCCTCTGACCCATAACTCTACATATTGGTAATGGTTTGCTTCGGCGGATAGACTACTTAGCTTTACTGGACTATCGAGATAACTTCCAAAAGTATATTTTAGCGCATAGTTGCCGGGAGAGTTTGTACGTCTATTGGTTGTTGCGGACAATGAACCACCCGTAACACTCCATCCGGTCGTGGCATTTGCCTCAAGTGTAGTATCTGGATTAGTTGCATTTGCACCGGTATTCAGATTGTTAAGGTTACTTATATTCGCACGTAAAGGATATTCACTGACCTCTTCAATTGTCATTACTTCATATTCATGTTCAATCCCTATACGAGAGAATATCTGGTCTTGAGCCACTTGCATTAAGTCATATATGTCGTCAGGAGAATATTCGTCTACCCCTATACCGTCACGTCTTAATGCTTTTTCTATTCTGCCTTTTATGTACGTGCTTCTATTCACAGATTACCCTTTAACCTATTGGTGTCGAATACGCCTTATGAATTACAGTTGCTATTTCGTTCTTTGTTGAACCAACCTTTACATCGGCTTTCACAAATTCAGCCACAGCCCATAATTGGTCAGTGTTTAGTTTCATCAACTTAGGAACAGTAACGTCCCCAATCTGTTGCAAATATTCACCAACATTAAATTTTAGTTTTTTATCCGGTTGCTCTTCGTCTTCTTCGGACAATGTTTTTGCCTTAAGTATTTCGGAAGAATCTTTTAGTTCGTACTGTCTCAGCAATATTTGTTCAATAATTCTTGATTTTTCAAGAGTTTCCGGTCTCTCACTATAGTATATCTCATACACACGATTTAATTTAGATATATCCATTGCTTCGAGATGTCTACGTGTATAATGTTTCCTTGTAACAAGTACACGCGGATTTGATTCTAACTCGGTGCGAACTTTATTAGCTATTTCTATAGCTTTTTCTTCTGTCATACCTTCTGGATATGAGAAATTACTTCTCGTTTTAACGATGTCAACTGCATATAAGGCACTAACTGGTACAATATTTTCCTCTCCAGTCGCTTTGTTCTTTTTTACAAGTTCAATTGTGCGTTCCATTTTGCTTCCTTTTTTTTTATTAAATTGGGAGGCAATGCCTCCCCGAACTATTAAGTCATTGCTGCACTTGATTTCCATGTGCTTGTACCGGCTGCCGCAACTTTCATGTGTATTTTGTAAGCCTGAGTATCAATGATAATATATCCTTTCGGCAAACCTGCATAATTGGCTAAAGTTATAGCACTTGTCCCGTAATAAACAGCAAGCCCAAACTCTACACCATTCGCACCAAAAGGCATAACTTCAATCAAACTTACGTTAGTCGTGAAGCTAAACATATCATCAAGGGTTCTACCAGCCTGTACCTTTCCGACATTTCTTTTTGAAGCCATTTTATTTCTCCAGAATTTTATTATTAACATAGGGGGATTCCTCCCCCATTTTTTATATAGTAATAGTAGTTGGCGAATAAGTGTAGTAAACAAGACTTGAACTATTATCATAGAACGTATTAGCTCCGTTGCCAAGGAAGTTATCATCATCTATAATATCGGCTCTTGTCGCGCCGTAAATCATTCTGCCACCATCTTCAATTTGCTGACCATGGTCGGATATTTCCTGAGTAAACTTAAACCCTGCGCCCTCAGCACCAAGTATAGCTCCTTGTCCAAGTAAAATAGCAGGTTTAAGCGGAGATGTATCATAAGGTATTTCCATAAAATTAGATGGGTAATACTGCACACCATAAACATCGCCAGTCGTAGATAATGCGTATGTACTATCAAAATCCGAACTTGTTGAAATTCTTGTACCGGGAATAGTATCATCAACAATCAGCAACGCACCTTCGTAAATATATCCTTCCATAAGCCCGGTGAATATTTGGTTATCCTTGCCTCTCATTGCTGCATAATGTTGAGCTTTTAGCCAGTCCTCGTCCTGTCTAAGTTGGCGGATTTGGGCACTTGTGATAAAGATTAAGAATACTTCTTGACCTTGGTACTCTATAGGCTGTATTTTATGCCCTCTTGCCAAGGCGACCATATTCCGAATACTCTGGGAACTAAAATAGTCTGATGGAGTATCTGTAAGCGTTCCAAGTGCAGTCGCTACGTTCTTCTCATAACCACTATCAAATGTATAAGCAACATGAGTCCCGGCAGAAGATTTGAATAAAACCTGCCCATCACTCTGGACATAAATATTAGGATGCGATCTCATGGAATAACCGATACCATAACTTGTATCGTGTAAGTTTCTTGAATATCCAGTTAATGCTGCGAATAAGAATTCAAATGGTATAAGTCTGCTAAACCAATCTTTTAACTCGCCAGCACCATCTTTCAACTCTTTCATGATCTGGTCTGGCAATACCTGGTCACTCATTTCATTATCACGCTCGTTGAAAGCATGTCTCATCATATTTATAGCGCATTTACGGTAAAAGATTTTCTGACTTTCGCCATGTCCGCTAAGTCCGGCTACACCGATTCTACCGCTTCCGGTCAATGGTCTCTTTAATGGTATATCAATTTTAACGCCGCGTTTTGTAGATTTGAAATCATTAACCATGTGGATAATCGATTGTGTCAATTTTGGTGAACCTTTCCGAGTCCCTAATGACCCAGTTTCTTTATAAAGCTGATAGTCAATAAATGCTGTGAATCTCCCCAGTTTACCTCTCCACCATACTTCTTTTCCTACTTTCATTTCGAGGTTTTTACGGAAGACTGTCAAATTTTCATTCCATTGACCACCTGCTATTAATGCCATAGATACAATACCTGTTGTTGTACCAAATACAGAATCAAGCAAATACGCAAGCCCTGTAATCAGCATAAACAGAAATTGCATCGCCAATATATTCTTTAGTTTCATAGTAATATTTTCCTTTAATGTTTTCGTTTCATCTCGTTTTTAATCTGCTCTTCAATAATTGAATCCATCTGCTCAAAATCCATGTCATAGTCTACTTTGTTCGTTGTTATTGGTGCACGTTCAAGTGGTACTGATACTTTGGCATTGCTGATACTTGGTGCTGCCTTAATTGCAGACTTCCTTTCTATAGCTTCTTGGTAGCCATCTCTTTTAGCTTCTGCTTTTGCGATTTGAAGAAGTTCAGGCGCAAACGCATTAATGAAATTATTAGCAATGACTTCGGGGGCATACATTACATAAGCAGCCTTGCCTTTGCCTAAAAAACTTTTCGCGTTACCATTTCTGGTAAGTGCATTGAGAAGATTATTTGTCTTATTCTCATCAAGTTTTGTGAAGTTATATCTATCATTCTGCAATAATGCGTTCGTATCTTTAATGCCATACATCTTTTCAACTCTCTCTTTTATGAGTTCGTTGGCTTTCGTAAGCTGGTTTTTTACAACCGTCTCGTGGTTATCAGCGATGTATTTATAGTATGCTAACGTGTTTGTGTACCTTTTAGAAGCATCGTTTTTTATTTGCATAAATTGGTGTGCTGATTCCGGGTCATTCTGATTTAAGTCTGCAAGAAAATCTTTTACTTCGTCATTATCCTTGTTCCTTATCTCCGGGAATACACTTTCCAATTCTTTTTGAACAAGATTGTCTACAACTGATTTTTCATCATCTGTGAAATGACTATACGAATTAATATCAGGCGCAATATCATTCTTTTCTACGATGTCTTCTTTAACTTCTTCCGTTTTACCGGATTTAAGTTCTTGAATAAGTTTCTCTGCATGGATATAGTTTTGCACTAAATAATCAGGGGCTTCAAAGTAATTTTCTTTACCTTTTGTGTCCTTGATTTTTTTATTGAGCAATGGTCTCAAAATTGTCTGAATATCTTCAGGTTGTTCGCTAATGTATTTATCATCTACACGAATTGATTTAGAACCGGATTCGATATTACTCTCTTCCTCAACGGGTTTAACCGTTTGTTCTTCGTCTTTTTCGGTTTCGATAGATTCATCAGTCTTTACTTCAATTGGCGTCTCTTCTTTTGTCTCAGTGACAATTTTAGACTGAGTCTCAATTATTTCGTCTACCTTGTCTAAATCAATATCGTCATAGTCAAGAAGTGACATTTTGGTTTCTGGTATATCGGTTTTACCCTCTACGCCTGTATCAATTATTCCCTGCTCTTCGGGTTTAGCCGAACCGGCAGAATCATCTTTATCATAATAATTTTTAATAAACATTTTGGTTTTACCCTTTTTTAGTTTTTAATTTACCGTTTTACTGGTTTACTTTAATACTCTCTTTTCGCAAACTTTAGATAAACTTCGCCCGTCGAAATTGCTGACCCTCCGGTTCTTTGATTAATCCTAAAAGCATATTCATTAGCTCGATAACCATTAAAATCAAGATTAACTTTTGCGGCTGTAGCTGCTGAAGTCGTGTTCGCACCAAGGGCTACTATAGTGTCGATAGGTGTTGAACGTTGCCCATAATAACCTAGCAAGTAAATAACTGCGGTGACAGTATCGGTAGCTGCGCCAGTTGGTGTACCATCGATATAATAATATGCAGTTGGTTTATACGTCGCGAAATCTACGCCGTCATAACCGTTAAGGGAAAATTTCTGACTCGTTAATGTTGCGTAAGTATTGCCTAACGAATCTTCTTCAAAAAATACCCTGCATTCGAATCCGCTTTCGTCCTGCTGCGTAATTCTGAAACTGGATATTTGTGCATTGACCAACAGTGGTATCAACGCGAATAACATTATGACCTTTTTCATTTCTACTCCTCTTTATGTGTTAAAAAACAAAAGCCTCCATACTCACAAATTTCTTTGTAAGTTGGAGGCTCTTTTTATCGAATACCTATTTCAGTATTAACTTAATGTCACTTGTTTATTTTGCGATAGCTAGACTCCATTTTTTAGTTTTAACTGCATGTTCCAGGTTTCTATTGTCAAATCTACCTACGTCATAAATGTAATATCTGTTATAGAGTTTTTTATAAACTACATTACCATATTTATAATATGGTACAAATTTTAACATCATTCGTATAATCCAATGAGAATACTCGTCTTTATAAAAAATATGAGTGAAAAACCATCTGTCAAGTAAAAATTTAAGAACTGGTTTATTATCATTACTTTTTTTAAGTTGAATAATATGCTCTTTTTCAAAGATAAAAACATTCTCTATTATCACTGGGAATGTACCATTCCAAACACATACTTCCCACGTAGTTAATGTTTTACCATCTGCACCTTTTATTTCACCTTTCTCATATGTAGTATTTAGTAAATTCATATCTTCCTTAATTTAATTCAAATTGAATTCAAAAGCAAATATACCCGATAAATCGCCTCTCAATGCAACTAACCTTTGGATGATAAATCTTGAATAATTTACAAGTATTTCTTGGTCTATCGTGAGTTGTATATATCTAACTCCACGGGAATCATCTGCGCCATGGAACACGATATTAGGAATTATTTCTTTTGTGTCATACATTAACAACTCCTATTAATTCTTTGCCTGCCAAAGTTAATTCACCCTGGTATTCTTTGTCGTCGCCTAAAATTACTTGAACTAATTGCGCCATAATAGGTCTTACCTGCACTGTTTGTTCACCTTTCTTTACTAAAATGACTTCTCCCTCAATTATTTTCTGATAAGCATTCAAAGCCGAATCTTCATCCGTGCTACAATCTATAAGCCCTACTGACATATTTTTGCACCAATAAATAATTTTATATCCCATCATTTTGCCTCAGTAAGCATATCTAAAGCTGTTAAGTTTTTTAATTCTACGTCAACCTTCATATTACCACTACCATCAAGATTAATTATTATCTTCATAGTTTTTTTTTGGAACAACCATTTGCTCAACATTGTTATAAACAAATCATAAGTCCAAATTTTTGCCATTAGATACCACGAATAATGTTGTCAAGGAATCGTTGATTATCAGCTTCATTTTTTGCACGTTGTAATTCTAATACATTCTTCTGATTATTTATCAGCTTTCCATAATTCTCTATTTCTTTGCCTTTGTTCTCAATATGTTTACCTTGGTTTTCAAGCCCTTTTTCTTGCAATCCTAATGTTTGTTCTTTAATTGCAAGTTCTGTAAGCATTTTCTGTTGTGGATTTCCGCCTTGTTGCATTTGCATCATTTGTTGGTATTGCTGTACGATGCCCGCAAGGGTTGTCAACAAATCACCTTGAGAACCTATATCTGTTGTCTTCAGTATTTCAGCTAATAGTTTATAGATGAATGGCTTCATTTCCGGGCCAACTCTTTCCGCCATCGCATAAAGCTCAAGATATTTTTGCTTCTCTATTTCTTTGCTTATTCTGCCGGTAGGCTTTAGGCTTGTTACAACATCGTATTCGCCAATACTTAAATCATTATGTATACGCCCAAGATAATCCTGTTGGTTCACTGTTATCCATTCGATTGAACCAGAATCTCCTAATATTCGGAATGTTTGTTCGCCTTTTACAAAATTCTGGATAAAGTATATATTATTTTCAGTAATTGTTTTTAATGCGGACTGAGCATTTTCACTTGCCCACGTTTGCATAACTTCCTGAGCTTGTATCCTCTGGGCAAACAATCTTCCGCTTTCGCCTGAACTTTCCTGTGCGCCCATACTATTGTCGCGTACACCAGATACGAATTTAATTTCTTCAATTTTGTGCATTTGGTAACGTTCGAGCGGTATATTGGAAGCCGGGACACCGATTTCCTTAATTTTCCCTTGTGATATTGAGCCAGTTGGGACTATTTTCACTGTCCCAATTTTATTATCACTGAATCCTTTGAAATTCTTGCTTTTCTGTAAATCTTCTTCAACATATAACCCACCATTAACAGATTTCATCAAATATGTTAGATTAGTATTGTCCCTCATTATTGCACTTTTTACGCTATCTTTTATCCCATCTATCATTGATTTTGTCTCAAGAATATCTGGGTGAAAATCATAAAATGTTACGTAAGTAAATTTGAAGTTACCATTTTGTAATTGCTGTGGTGCATCATGTGCTTTTATCATTAATCCAGGGATTATTGACGTTTGCTGGATAATGTCTTCACTTGTGTTCTCTATGTGTACATCGGTAAATTTATCGCGTACATATTGTAACATATCATTGTCATACCAAGTATCGCCTTGTGAGTTTTCTTTGCGCTTTACAATTTCGGTAATATCGCCTTGTGTCGCATTTGCCCTATCATAAAGAATCATTTTGGGTCTGTCTGTACGATGGTAGAAATCGACAGCTTTGAATCTTCCTTCACCATCGTGCCAATTCATCCCAACATCATATAAAATCTGTCCGTCTTTGCCTAATGTCCGGCTTTGGTCATACCCTCGTTTTTCCCCGGCATAATCTTCAAATACGCCAAGTAATCTTTCAGCCCACGAAAGCATTCTTTTTTTGCGCTTTGTTTCATCACTTTCGCCAAGCAGGTCTTTAGCTTTCGCTTCTATTTCGGCTGCAAGCTCTTTGTTGTCTGAGGCATATATTTTAATTAATTCTTCCGGGGAATACCATCCTGAATCACTAATATATTGGCAGTCTGATAAATCTCTTCGTGTCATGTTGGTATCAAACTTCAAGAATGGATGGTAATGTTGTGTGATAATCGTTCCTTGCGGGTATTTAGACGTGGAGCAAAAATCTTGTTTTAACCATGTGCCCCGCCCAATAGCTGCGTATAAATACGCTTTCGACATCTCATAGAGTATATCGTTCACTTGGTAGAGGTAATAGTCGTTTAATTTCTGTAATATGGCGGCGAATTGGTGATCCGATGGTGTCCTTCCTATCAGATCGATTCCGGGTAATGTCGCCTTAAAGTCGCCTACAATTTTAAGCAGGATGGGTAAAAACAAATTCGGCTCAAATGCCGGTCGTTTTTCTATATTCAACTTTATCAAATCATCATCAGAATATATATGCCCTGCTGCCAAATTGAAATTATTGCGTATTTCTTCAAAGTATGTTTTAAATCTTTGCGTGAGAGATACATCAAGATTTCCTATCCTCGATATTACGTCGGTATCTTCAAAACTTGTATTATAAAATAGACCGTCCATCATATCCCCATCGCTGTAATTTCGTCCTCATTATACTGCCCTTCTTCTCCGAATTCTTCCTCATACCAGTCAGGAAAACTTTCTGTCTGGTCTACATAATAGGGAGGCATCCACAAATGGCAGTCAACAGCCAAAGCAGCAGCTATAACTCTATCATCGTAACATTTTGTATTTGGGTCTTTGTCCTTACCCTGAGCCTGCATTTGACCTCTTTCGTTCCTTACAAATGTCATGGCTTCTGACCAAAATTCTTTTTCAAGGTCTTGGAACAATCCTTCCCGTATAAATTCATTTAGATTATTTATTAATGTTGGTTTTGTTCCAACATTAGTCTTAAAACCTAACTCATTGTTCCCTTTTATTTCGTAACCTTTTGAGAAATTTTGTTGGTATTTTTGTGTTACTCTAAGTTTGTTTGCACTAATAATAGTTGTTAACCCAGGATTGTTGCGCTCTATATTAATATACCATTTATTTTTAAGAAATAGTTGTAGTTTATGAATCTCGGTTGCTAAAAGATCAGGGTCAACATGTCCATGCCAAGTTAAAATCATTTTCATAGTTTTCCGGTCGAGAACTTTAATTACTGAATAATCCCCCTGACCTAACCCTTCGGCTGTGTCGCATCCGGCTGCATATCTGTATTCTTCACCCTCTTTTACATCTATTTTTTCAAAAATCTTAATATATCCTTTCGGATTGCGCACAAATTGTACATCTATTGGTTCTTTATTATCACCATAAATATATTCTAAATTACCTTCCCACGGTGCTATTTTTGAATTAGTATAATTACTTTGGCATACTCTTATATCAAAAACAGGTCGACCAGTCACAACAAAGGCTTCAATATCATCTCTTGGGTATTCCTGATGGAATGTCCTTATGTCTTTTTGGCAGAAATTGACTATCATGTACCTACGCCAGTTCAGTTGCTCTAATGTAGCATGGTATTTCTTTTGTAATAGGATTTCTTCATCTTCGTATTCGTTAAAAAGTGAGTTCTTACCAAGATCAAATAAAAGTATTTCTTTCTCAGTCTCGCTGTTGAACGGTCTTGAATATTTCGGGAAATCCAGCCATGATAAAAAGATAGGTATGTATTCGCTTAAACTTTTAGGGTCTTTTGCCTCTTGGTACATGTTATAAAATTCATCGCCTATGCCGTTGGCTGTACTTTCGATTACTATCATCTTTGCATATTTGGCAGTTTGCAGTAATGCCCCAAGTGTTTTCTTTGCATCGGGATAAAAAGCAACCTCAGTAAGATGTAATAATTGGAGTGTATCAGAACGTCCCACTTCTCCTTCACCCGCTGTGTCAACTTTATTTTCACATTGGCTTGCAAGATATTTTTTCTTCTTTTCGTTCGAATATTCAAGTGTGGGTTGAAGTGCTTTCGGAAGTTCTTTGTAATAGACATCGTATATATTAAATAAATTATTAGAGCTTTTGATTTTGTCGCCCATCGTTAAGGCTCTTAAATTTGAACCCACAAAAAGCAATATAAAGAAAATAGCTTGCACCAGCGTCGAAATACCTTGTTGACGTGCTTTTAATATGATCAATCTAACCGGCTTATTTTCTTTTAGCATTGGTATTATTATATCCAATATTTTTTTTTGTGATTCATTCGGAATTAGACTTAATATTTCTCCGCTTTCAGTTCTTATTTTCAGCCAGTCCTCAATTACTTGAGGTAAATTTTCAGGGTTTTCCCATTCAGCGACAATCTTTTCAAGCTCCTCGATTACCTCCGCATCGGTTGCCATTATTCTTTTTTCCTTCTCCGGCTAAGTATTTCGTCAATCCCTTCAATTTTGTGTGTTTCTTTAGTTTCCCATCCTTGGAAACCATTCGTTAACACGAATCTTGCACCCTGCCACTTATCCCTATCATACAAACTTTCCTCGGCATACACTTCGCATCGTTCCTTTGCTCTTGTGACTATTTCGGAGAATTCTTCTTTGTTCTCGTAGTTTAACAAAGTCATGCGGTTAGTGCCGAGCGCGTAGGCTAAACCGGATATCGTGAACGGTTTATACTGGACAATTATCTCATTGCCGTCTTTATCTTTTACAATCTCGTTTGTTTTGGGGTTTATCAGTGGTCTGAAGCATGAGTCGAAATAAGCATCAATCTTCTTTTCTAACTCTTTCGGGGTCTTAAATTTTAGTGGTCTGCCGCCTGCATGTTTTGCCATGTTCGATTCCGTACACTTTTTTTAAGTTTTGTACGTCAATCTAAATGATGTTTCCAACTTTGTCAATAGGGATAAAACTATTTTTGCGCTGTTTTCGAAGGTTTTATGAATACTTGTTTGAAGAATACCGTAATCTTCCCGATTATGGTCTCGATTGGGTGTTCGATTTCGTACAGTCGTTGTAAGTATTGTCATAATAAAGGCATTTTTGAAGTTCTTTCATTCCATCACCTCACGGACTTTGACAACTTCTTTTATGTTAAATACTTCTTCTAAGTAAAAATCCCATGTCTCTTTGCCTATCATGCTAATAGCTTTCACTACCCCATCTGGGTCTAAAAGAATATTGAACTCTCTCGGCTTCTTATCGCTTTTGGGTTCTTTATAGGTAAAACTTATGTATGGCTCATCGTTTTTCCTCTCAACGTACACACCCTCGAACTTGTCCCCGGATTTTGTGGGGGGAAAACAATCAAATTCAGTTTGTAGCTCGTCACGAAAAGACCTGTATAGTCTAGGTGATAAATACGCTTTATCAACTATTCGGCGATTCATCCGCGCATGGTGAACCGCATTTCTTATAATTTCTAGTATGCTTATTCCTTCCTCACATTTCTGTTCGTGCGGGATTTCTTTCACTTCTTCAATCCAGCCCTCTTGGATTAAATAATCCGCGTCTTTTACATAACCAATAAATCTAAATGAATATGCTTCTGTGTTTGAATGATAATCGCTTTTGTCAACCTTCACCACAAATCTATCAGCCAATGATTGATCTAGGATATTTGTTTCTTTTACTATTTCGCTTCCTGCCTTAGCAAACGGCAAGTCTTTTTTAAGTATGTACTTACTCATGTTTTACCTCGTTCTCTATTTTGTTTGCTATGCGTGTTAGATATTGTTGCAATTCGCCTGTTATGACATCATTAATAGGTCTACTATGGCAACGGATATGGACAAAAGGAATCAAGGGTCTGATCTTTTTTTGGCGCATATACATATACATAGCCAAAATAATCTGTTCTAAATCATCGCCGCGCTGCCTCAAAAATGTTATATTATTTTTCAGTTTTTGATATGATGATATTTTCTTCATGCTTCACCTCAGTCACTTTATTGAGTTTGTCAAATATCTCTTGTAGGTCTGGAGTCTTGAGATCGTTGTTTATTATTTTTGCCGCTGCAAGATAGTGAAAAATTGTTGTCTGCTCAAGGAGAATACGCAAATCGTCATGAGTATGTTTGTCGCTGTTTAACACATCAGCTAACATCCAAAGTATGCTTATGTCCTTTTCTTCGATTATCATTGGCTTTGCTCCCGTTGTTTACTAACAAATGTTTTTATGATCAAACTCTTATCCTCTAAATTTGTGTCATACAATACGCCTGCCTGCCTTACATATCCACCTCGACAATGATAAAAAGAGCCTTTGAATATTTTTGTCTCCACATCTTTACCGCTGTATGAGTTTATTATGTTCTTCTCAAATTCATCTTCTGGCGTAAGGACTAACTGGATTATACCGTTCTCAATGTAGATTGCTGTTTTCATATTATTCCTCTTCGACTATTGCCAATATGTCGCCTTCCTTCATGATTAAATATTCTTCGCCTTCAACATTTATTTCGGATCCGCCGTACTTCATGAAATAGATTCTGTTACCGACGGAAACTTTAGGCTTTATTAATGCTCCGTTTTCGGTTTTCCCTTCGCCTACTGCAATTATCTCTCCAGTTGTTGGCTGTTCTTTTGCTATTTGTGGTATATACAGACCTGCCTTAGTACGATCAGGCATAACATCCGGCTTTACTACGATTCGGTCAAATAATGGTACAAGTTTCATTTTGTTACTCCTTCTTTGTGATTATTTTTCTGACAACTGAATAAGACACTTGCTCCTCGTCTGCTATTATCTGCATAAGCTGACTATCGCTTAAGTAATTCTTGCTTTTGTCACTGATTAGACGCAGATATCTTGATGCAATCTGCTTATCTTTTAGCTTCTTTTCGTGCTTTGACATCTTTCGATAGTTCATTTATCACTCAAATAATGTTAAAAAAATAGGCATGAAGAACAGCATAAGCAGTAAGATGATGAGGATAAGAAGCAATGTTTTTGTTGAATAGTTCATTTCAAATGACCTTTATTATGACTTTTTGCGCTCTCAGTGTGTCAAGTGCTTCGTTGTCGCCTTGACCGACTCGCTGTATGAATAAATTTAATTCATTATTGCGTGACCATGATTCTTTATCATAACAAGGTTCATAATAGCCTACTGAGTCGTATATACTTTCCGTTTTCCACTTATCATTTTTTTTAGCAAGGAATAATTTGTTTTCGTCTCTGAATACTAAATATATCTTGTCTTCTTTATCGATTAAAATTAAAGGTCTTGAAATAGGGACTCTCTTAGTCCCTATGCCTGACAGTTCAAATTTTGCGCGTCTGTCTGTTATCTGCTCGATCTGCCAAGTCTGGTTATCAAGGTATATTAAGTAATAATCTGAGTGAATATATGTCGCAATGTACGGATTTCCTTTGCTGTCGATTGACATTGATGTCTGATTCATAAGGCCTGAATTTTGCGTAATTCTCATAGCATATTCAGCGGTTTCTTGTGTAATCGGCAATTGATATTGTTCGTTATTTGTTTTATACCAGCTCTTTCCGTCCGCACTTTTTGCAAAACAAATGTCGTGATTACTTGATACGTCTGCGGTCTCTCTCCAGCACCAAGACAGATATATTGTATCATTGACAACGCAAGTCTGCCAATAAGCATTTTGTAAAATGTTGTCTTGTAATCTTGACCATGTTTGAGTTTTTGTATCGTATCTGTTTATGACAAGTCCGTGACCTTCCCGGCAAATAAATAATAAATCATTCTCATAAATGAAGAACTGAGGATAAGTTACGTTATTTTCTTTCCCGGTCATTGGTATTTTAATTAAGTCAAGCGAACCCGGTTTAATGTTTCGATAATAATTTAATTCCGTAAAATGCTGATTATAACACAAATGTAAATAATCCTCACCGTCTACGATTATGCTTATTGAATTGTGCGCATCGTTAACATTTCCCTTAAGTGCTGTTTCTTTTATTTCAAAATCTTCTGAGTCAAGTTCTCTTTTTGCTAAGATAACACTTCCTACGCTATCGTAATAAGCTATAAACTGATATTCGCTGTTAGATGTTATCGCATTTCTGAAAATAACAGTGTTTACAGACGTTTTAGCGTAGCCCCGAATCGGCAGTTCTACAACACTTGAATGCGAACATGACACAAAAAATAGAGCGAAATGTATAATTATGCAGAGTCCCGGATGTAACCTCCGTGTATGAGCACACTTTATGCAGTTTCGTGAATAATTATACATTTATTCTGTCCTCATACGGTTCGTTTTATCTCTATTTTTGAGTTTTTCTCTTGTCTCTTTTGTGATCAAATCTGTCTTATTGCGTTGTACGTCTTTGTATTGTTCAGTTCTTGCTTGCATCTCACAAAGCGCAAAAATAGCTTTTTTAGTCTCTATTCGTAATTTTGAAAAGTTTTTAGCATAGCATGCTGGCACGTATTTACGCCAATCCTGATTACTAAGTATTTCGTTAAAGTTTTGATTCTCAAACTTAATTCTTGCGTTTTCGTTCAAAATTCGGAATAATTTAGTCATTTCTGCTGTTCTCGCGTGTAAAAGTGTAAATTAACTTGTTAATATTATTAACTTCTTTAACCTTTTTCCCGTTCACTTTGTGCCAAAACTCTTTGTGTGAGAGGGTTTGAGTATCTATTTTCAGATCACAAATTTCGTTGTCTCCCATTTTTGTTCCCTTTTAGCATTTTATAGAGCAAATCAATTTTTAGATAAATAAAAGTTGATTCTCTCGTTCAATTGCTTAATATGTTGTTCGGCTTTCTGATTATATTTCTCTTTGATTCGCTTAAGGTTTCTCAGTGCTTTATTATATTTTATTGTTTTACGATGGTCTATTTTGTTTGTTCGGAGTCTTTTTTTAATCGTGTGCATTGCCAGATTCCTTTATTTTGGCTATTACGTGAGTTCTGCGGGACTTTTGAGTATCAAGGCAAGGATTATACTGTCTTTTGTTAGATAGTAGCTTAGAGCTCATCTAATGTCCCCCCATGTTAACATCAAAGCTAAATTATAGGCTATTATCTCATCCCGCACGGTATCAATAACTTTATATTTTTTACAGGGAATGTTTTTTAACTCTGAGGTAATAGATTTATGATAACGATTAAAACGTCTTTTGTTGTGCTTATCGAGTGCTTTGTAATTATTATCTTTTGTTAGATCAATCATATTTTTTAATTTTATCTTGAGTTAATTGTTAGCACTTATCCCTCCAAGACACTTATTTAATAAACCTCTTTTCACTAATGTCCAAGATTTTTAATTGCATAAATATATTTTAGATGTTTCTTTTTGTTTTGTTGTTTGTAGTAGAGTATTTTGTAAGTGAGTAATTGATTCGAATTCAGCTTCTCAGCGAAATTGAAATTTTCTATCACATTTGCGAATTGATCTTTGTAAAGTGTTTTTATTGCGCTTTTTTGCATAAAATAATCTTTTTTTGCTTTACAAATATAGTTCTTTTTTCCTTTCGTGTCAAGAAAAATCTGTAATTTCTACACGTTATTTTTACCGTCCGGTTGTAAGTTTTACCGTTCATTTTCGCACATTTTGGAAATTTGTTTTGTTTTTGCGTTCTTTTCGCACTTTTATGTTTTGGCACGTTGATTGTATCTTTAACGGCAACATTATGATTGACTTTACAACAAAAACAAAAGGAGTTAAAAATGAACTTAGACGAATTAAAAACAATGTCGGCAGACGAATTAGAAAACTTAATTTCAACTGCTCAAACAATTCTTAACAGCAAAAAAGAAAAAGTTATTTTTGAACTTTCCGGTAAAGCTTTGCATCCTGCTTCTTACAAACAAATTCAATTTTTTGAAAAGTTAGGCGGAATAAACGAAACTTCATCTTCACAGATTTTGAAAAGAATGGAGATGCACGATATGAGTGAAGCTATTGATGCTCTCCAGTCCGGCAAAAAAGTAATCATTCGTTAACAATGAGGTAAAAAAAATGAAAAATTTAATATCTTCTCAAGAAATGCTGTTTGTGCTGTTTGTGCTGTTTTTCTTTGTTCTGCCGCTGAGCTTACTAATTTATATTTTCTTAAACATTAAATATTGACTTAACTAAAAGGAGCAAGAAAATGAAAGTATATTTAATTGATTCATCAAACAATAACAAAATAATTGCAGAATTCGATTCAAAAAAAGAAATTAAAGATTATCTCAATCGCCGATTTGCTGAATTATGTTCAAACGAAACAAAAAAGCAATTTTTTGAAAGATTCTGGACTATGGGAAAAGATGAATTGGAAAGTCGCTTACTCCCAAAATTTGGCTTTATCCCACTTTATTATTCATAGTCTAACTGATGAGGGCTGAATGCCCGAAACGCCGAGAGGCGTATTAGACAAAACTAAAAGGTGAGAAAATGAAGAAATTAACTTTTTACGGCAAAAGAGTTCTGAAAATAAAAAATCTCATGACGAATGAGATAACCTACCGCGCAAGTGGGCAATGGGTAGGACACGCGTACGGAAGCGAGTGGGGTACTGATAGGCAACGAAGAAACTTTTATGACCCCGAGACCGAAATCATTTTAGGAGTGTCAACAAAAGTGTTTTGGCAAAGCACTATCGACACAAAAAACATAAAATTGATGGAATCATTACTTTTTCATAATTAAAGGAGAAATGAAATGAAAAATTTATTATCTTTACAAGATTACTTGTTTTTGTTAATGTTTGTTGTTTTTCCGGTGACATTATTGACGTACATAATTATTAACTTAAACTAATGAGGTGAGGAAATGGAAAACCAATATTTTGAAATATCAAGATCATTGAAGAATAAGAAAGCTAAAATTATTGTTGGTGACAAGGTTTATAATCCCTTGACTAAAAGAAGTAGGACAAGGAGACATATTGTTTACATTGAACCGTGTTATGAATCATATCAACAATATGGAGCAGTACAATCTGTTTTGTCGTTTACGTTACCAATAGCGGAAGAACTTGTTAGAAATGGATTTAGATGTTTTTAACTTTCAAAAAAAGAAATTGATGTTTTCAAAAAATCATTCAAACTACTTTAGAGGTCAAAAATGGCACAATGTCACAAATTTATTTTCGGCGTAAGTAAGTTCTTAGAACATCTTAGAATCGACATCAACAACAAAGAATATAAGTTAATCAGCCTCGAACACAATTCTGAAAATGGCTACTTCATTGCTACTGATTTTTATTATGAAGGTCACGAAGCTGGTAATACTTATGATGATTTAGGTCATATTTCTAAAAAAGAAGCAGTTCGCCTTTTTAATGAAACTGTTAAATCAGCAAAAGAGGATGACAATGAGTAAATCATATTATAAACTCGAAGTAGATTCAAATCTCTGGCGTTCATTTAAAACAAAATGTGCCACGCAAGGCAAAAACGGCAACATTATGATTGACTTTACAACAACAACAAAAGGAGCTACAAATGAAAACTTCACTTAAAAATCAAATCGCAAAATGTTCAGAAATAAGAAAAGATTTTAATTCTATCAATGTCACAAATTTATTTCCAGCGAAGGATATAGAAGCTCACTATTATTTAAAAATCAGAGAATTATTTGCAGAAGAGTATCCTTCGACTGAATCTTATTTCACTGAAAACGATAGTCTTCTTTTCCGCTTCAACGATGTTGACTTCGCTAAACTTTCGAATTATGTTGTAAACAATACTGACTTAGATGTTATTGACCGTACTGATGCCGAATAAAAATTCAATTACCCCACATTTTGTATTACATTGTAAGTGTATTTATTAACAATTAAATGAGGTGAAGAAATGGGACATTTAGGAACAGATTTAATTAAAAACTTTGATTTGTTGACTTTGGAAGCGAAATATAATGAGTCTATCAATCTCATTGATCAAGCATTCGCAAAATTCGAAATGTTAGAAAGTAATTTCAAGACATTTTTCTCTGAGGAATATTCAGTTTTACCTCACGATTTTGGACAAAATAGAAGTAATAACCTAAAAAAAATAATAACTAAATCAGCATGGCGTTTTGTTGTGAATAAAATGCAGATTGAAAACTTTATCCCGGCAAAAAAACGTGAGGAACTCAGAAACAAGATCGAGAAAAATGAAATGCCGGAATTTTCCGCTATGAATATTGGTCGATTTGTCACTGATGCCGCAATGAATATAAATTCGTTAATCCAAGAATCAGCGAAAGAAGTTTATAGTTTTATAAAACCTAATACCGGTCATAAAACAAATGAGTATGCAAAAGGTATGCCACCAAAAGTTATTTTAACGTGGATAGTTGACACTAATTTCAATTATAATAAAAAACCGTGGCTATATAGCCGGGCAAAAGACAGATTAAAAGATTTAGATAATATTTTCAACTTATTGGACGGTAAAGGTGCGGTAAAATATCCGGGTGATTTGTGTACTAAAATTGAATCAAGTGAAGACGGTTTAGCAGAAACTACATATTTCAAATGCAAATGGTACGGAAACGGAAATCTGCATATCGAATTCAAAAGAATGGACTTAGCCAACAAATTGGCAGAACTAGCAACAAATAACATTTTACATAATTAAAGGAGGTTATATGTTATCACTTGCAAAGCTGAGAATGATCAATGAAGTTCTCCCGACCTTGCCGGTTATCTGTAAGGGTTCAGGAGTGAATTACAACACCCTGATAAAAAGGATGAATCGGATGAAACCGGAATTAACAACAGTCGAATCAGTAAAACTAAAAGCTGAGATTGATCGGGCAATTAGGAATATAAACGAGGTCTTAAATGGACAGTAAATTCTTAAAACACCGTGAATCCCTCCCACTGGAAGAGCGGGAGAAGTTTACGAAAGAAGTTTGGCAATATAAACCGCCGGACTGGGAAACTAACCCGGAGTGGGTTGAAGGTGCTTATTATGAGTATCTCAAAATAATGTATTTAGAAAATAAGCTTGTAGGAGGTAAAAATGTATAATGGATTTACTGACCCGGAAGAAGGAATGAAAGAACTTTTTAGTGATCTTGTTCTAACAATTGCGGTTAATACCGACAACAGCCCTATGGAGATAGGCGATAGGATAGTTGTTTGGGACGGTTCTCACAACGAGGATGCCGAAACAGGAAAATCTTATACTGGGATTGATGAATTATTTAGGTATTATAGCGGAATAATCATCGATAACAATATCGAAAGACCATGCAAAGACTGTGAATTCAGTGTAAAACATGGATGCAGAGAATATCCTAAAAATCTTGATTTACTTGTTGCAATAGGGGGGCGTAAAGTCTATGTCGCAAGTTCATGCGTTAAGCATATTTAATTAAAAAGGACGGTGAGAAATGAAAAGTAAAGGACTACCAAAAACTTTATCGAAAAATCAGTTAGCCAACATGCTGAATGAAATGCCGAATAAACCCGTTTATATATGTGTTAATCACACAAAATTTGACGAAGACGAGGGGATGGAAGGAACAATACTTCCTCTTGATCATGTTATATATGACCACTGGGAGAACAATATAATGATTGATGTTGATTTTTCAAAGCCAAGACCGTTGGATGATTTGATAGAGATAGATAAATTTAGAAAAGAATTATTTGAGTTCTTCGGTTTTGCAGACAAGCCCGGAACCCATATTTGGGAAGAAGTTAGTCGTTATGGAAGCAAAAAAGAATTTCATCTAAAGAAAATCGACAAATCTTTTATTGATAACATAATTATGGTTCTGGATTCTTGCAGAAAAAACTTATAAGGGGGGAGTAATGACCGCTAAACGAATTTACATTAACAAAATCCCGGTGTTCTACATTTCCGGGGGTATAATTATAATACTAAATTGAGGTTGAAATGTATAACTTAACTGTAAAACCCAAAAGAAGTACAGCCGTTGTTATTGCTTACTTCAAAATTAGCGACAAAAAAGCTTGCGAACTAAGCAAAGAATGGACGGAGAAAGGGTTTGATACTGAGATTGAAGAAACCCGGAAAACAGATAGTAGAATCAGAGATAGAAAAGGATTTGATTTATATTAGAAGAGGTGTAACGTGAAATTTTATGAAAAAAGAATCTCGAACACAAAAATAATTAACTTCATTCTTATCCTGCTTGCTCTTTGTTTGTGGATTATATTAACTTCCTGCATAACTGAGCCGGAAATAAATAATGTTTCCGGTCTCTGGACCGGCGGGAACGAGAATCACAACATTAAAATGGGACTAAATTTTTCCGGGAATGCCGTACACGGGTATGAGGCAAGTGCAGAGATCATACTTGATGAATATATTTTCAACGTTGATCTTGACGTTAAGCAATCGGGCTCTAATATAAAATTAGAATCCGTTGTTTCAAATTTTTCCTGGTGCTATCTGGTTTCAATTCAGTTCCCTGCTGGTTTTGACGACGTGCAGGAAATGAGAGGATTAATCGCCGATTATAGGAACCATATTGCGAATAATTATCAGTCTATTTCCTTACAAAAAATACGCTAGTCTAAACTAGCCAACCAACATTTCAAATTCTTTCAGTCATTTTAATCTCCCCGCCCCGATTGCTCAGAGCGGGACAAGCTACACTCAATTTCTGCGGATGTTTCGCTATCGCTATTTATACCGATTCGCTGTTTATATACCGACACTATCCGCTTATCGGTAGATTGTTAGGTTCTCACCTTGTTGTCATTTCTCTCCATTTAATTTGTCTTCTAAATGAATTACGTACCCGTTCAAAAGTTTTATCGCTTTCGGAAGATACATCATAAACCAGAAAGGTAAATTTTTGTGTACTTTCGCATGTTCTTCAATCGTCAATGGAACAACTAGGTAATCAGTAAATTTTTTTCGTGCACTTGCGCTGCCCAAAAGATGATGTAAAACTTTTCCGGGAAATAAATCATGCAGATATTTGATATAATTCGGTGCTTTCTCAAAACCTAATTCGTTTTGACATTTCAAATGGTACTGTTTTGCTGTCCATGTTTCCTGGCTACTTTCTACCAGTATCCAGTCCCGGCAATGCTCATTATTGTCGTTTGAATAGTTCATCGCGTTTCCTTGTATATTTCAACATCGCTCCCGTCTGTTTCATAAATCCTCCTGGATTATGCAAAATGTTTCAAGTGCATATTTATACGACGGAATTAAATTTTTATTAAGTTTGAAATATCCGGCATCTATGAGCACAACTTCTATTTCCGGGTGATATATTCGCATTCTGTTTAGTTTAGTTCTGCTTTTTGCATCCATACGCCCTTTTACCTCATGATATTCGATAGTGCCGTCGTTCTTGAATATTTTGAAATCGGGTTTATAGCTCCTTACCCCTCTCTTGATTCCGTCAAACCAAAACGTATCCGGTTCGTATTCCCAATTTTTTATAATCTTTTGCTGTTCATAGAAAGACAAAAGAGCGGCGTATCTTATCTCCCAACTGCTTCGCATGTAGTATTTATTGCCCTTGTGGGAGAACCATGTCCTTTTGCATTTCGTGTAATTATTTTGTGATTTTTTATCAAGTGTTATTCTCATTCTATTTCTATACTCCGTTAAAATTGCTGTTTTCCATTTTTCAGTTTCACAACAAACCAGTTCATTCGGTCGGTTGCCACGTATGTATTAAAACTTAAAGACAAACTGTTAACCTCAAAGTTACTTTCCTGCATAATATCGATCAACTCATCCCCTATTTTATCTGTTCCGCTTCCATCCCTTTTTATCCATGAAATGAATTCTAAATCTTTTCCTTTTAGTTTCATTCTATCTCCTCAAATTTTATTTCAATATTTCCAGCTTTTATGTCTGCGGGTTTTTCTGAGCACTCCAAGATCACACCGTCGTCCTCTGTCATGAGGAAATTATTGCTCGTCTCAAATGTTATTGTTGCAAGTAATTCCAATACGCTGTCGGTAAGCAATAATTCAGGTTCGGAACAAATGACTTTATATTTCATTTCTTACTCTCCAATAATTGCATGATAAATTTTACTATCCTCATGATTGCATCTTCGGTTGTGTTGGACAGAACCATTATTTGCCTTACTTGGCGTTCAATTTCTTTTTCGTCAATAATCATATTTATACCTTGCCCCATTTCCTTGCCAAAATCTAGTAACCTCTTCTTTATAGTCATAATTGGTTAAAGAAACAAATATTCCCTTTTGTCTTATCGCTGCCATAATACAAGCGGGGCAACCTTGTGTAAATTCAACTAGCTCTTTAACTGCATTATTTATTTTCTGAGAATCTATGACTAAACCACCGCTCTCCCCATAGTCTATCGTAAATTCATTCATCTCTGGAAGTATAGCCAAAAGTTCATTCATTGGTTTTTGCGTAAAGCCAGCATATTCACACATCCCACATTGACGATTCGGATTCATAGTACAATGTTTTTCATGTTCCCTGATATGGTACTTTGAACCGCCAGACTTTTTGCAAAAATCACAATAATATCTATAAACTTTTTTTGTCCTCATTTCTTACTCCCGATTGCCATTTTTTCTATTTCTCCCGCCTTTCGGCTTTGTTTACCTTAACTCTATATTTATCACATTTTATGAAATCTTTTTTATAACGAAAATCAATTATGCTTTCTGCGTTTATTATTTCATCATAAACCATAGTGTAAAATTTACACCTTTCTCTGTGTTCGCAATATTCCATACCTTTTTTGAAATTATATCTGCGCCCTATACAAATCGGTTTAATTTGTTCCGAATCCATTTCATTTATATATCCGTCTAACCGTATTTTATTTATTACTTGCCAAAATCTTGTTTTGTTCATAATAGAATCATTCATAGTAAATTCTTCGTAGTATTTATCAGTTGTTTCTCTACTTATCGGTTTCATTTCTTTGTCCTGTTTTTAGTTTGTGCCGTTATAATTGTTTTTGGCTAACTGTACAATATCTCTAAATCATCATCTTTAGGATGCACTAATCGTAATCTCTTATCATCATCTAATTTTATTCTCAAATATGAGTGATATGTACTTGTTATTATCCCGCTTCTTTTTCTAAACCTTACTTTTAATCCAAGTTTTAAGTTTGGCATACCGTAATATTTTCTTATATAGTCAATCATTTCTTACTCCTTCCGCCAAATATTTAGTTTGTATTTCTAAGCAAAAATATCAGGTCTTTGATAATAATTAAATTGCTCCTCAGTAATAGATAACGCTCTATTCTTAAACAGTGTTCTTTCTTTGTCGAACGATAATCCTATTGAACCTATTGCGCCCTTTCGATTTTTTGAGATAATGATTTCAGCAAAGTTTTCATCGTACTTTTCTCCCGATGGACTTGTCCTAATGTCGTAAACAGAAGGGCGGAAAATAAACATCACGACGTCGGCATCTTGTTCGATTGAACCTGATTCTCTTAAATCTGCTAGAAGAGGTCTTTTGTCGGAGCGTAGTTCACAAGCTCTATTCAGTTGACTCAGAGCCAATACTGGAATATCAAAATCCTTTGCAATGGCTTTTAACGAACGTGAGATGTTGGATATTTCCTGCTCTCTTGTACTTCCTTTCGCTACGGCTAATTGAATATAATCGACAACAACAAGTTTAATATCCTTTTCTCGTTTCATTTGTTGTACCTTAGAACGTATCTCGTTTACATGCAAAGCAGAACTATCATCGATAAATAATTTCAGATTTATCAAATTCTTAGAAAATTTCGGGACTGTTTTACTTGCGTACATTTGGCTGTCACTAACTCCGGTATCGGAAGCTATTAACCTTGAAGCCAGTTGTTCACTTGCCATTTCCATCGAAAAATAAAGGACAGGTTCTTTCTCTGCAATGTTCTTAGCAATGTTTAGAGATAGTGATGTCTTACCCATTGCCGGACGTGCTGCCAAAATAATCAAATCTGTTTTTCTTAACATCCCTAATTTTTCATCAATGTCAATGAACCCGGTTTTTACTCCACTCATTCCCTTTTCTATTGCGTCGATCATGTTCTCTAGAACTTTAGTAAACGCTAGTATTTTTCTCTTGAATAAATTCGAAGTTATGTTAATGAACTTTGTAAGCATTTCATCAATCAGATCGAACACGTCAATTTCGCCCTTAAAAGATTTATCAGCCATTCCTATTGACTCTGAGATAACAGTTCTGTAAAGCCATTTCTCCACGATTATTCTAGAATGATATTCTACGTTAGAAGCACTCGTTATGTCCTGAGATAATTTCGATAAGTAACCGACTCCGCCAATTCCCTCTATCTCGTTTTTCTTTTGTAGTTCATTGTAAACCGTGATTGTGTCAATCGATTCATTACGGTTATATAAATCCAACATTGTTGAAAATATTATTTTGTTTTTAACGTCGAAAAAATATTCCGGTTGTAAATTCTCAATAGCTACGTTAATTGATCTGTTATCCAAAAGAATAGCTCCAAGAACTTCCCTTTCAACCTCAGTACATGAAGGTGGTTGTTTGCTAAATTGGTTTATATGTTCAATGTCATTCATTTTCTTAGGTAGAATAAGTTATCAGTTCTTTTTTCCCAATCACCAGCCGGATTTATTTCCATAGCTTTTGAATAGGTATAACCCATATTTTCATTATTGCCATTACCGTTTTTATTCCGGTAGTTGTTCTTAGCAATTTCTAAATCAAGGAACTTTTCTATACCCCTTTGCAAGAACTCTTCAAGCGACCATACGTGAGTCCAAAAATATTCATTTGATTTCAAGATAAGATCGTAATTAGAAATTGCCTGTAAAATTTCACTCTCAGTATAATCCTTAAGAGAACCGTTTATTTTACGATTTATTTTTTCTGTTAGATTTCTATGAACTATTATTCCTTTTCCATTCCAATAAGTGTATATATTTATATTCTTATCTTTCTTTATATTCTTGTTTGTGTCCATCTGATGTCCATCTGATGTAACATTTGATGTTTTTTTGATGTCAACATTTTGATACTCATCCCAATTTTGTATAGTAATAATGGTATATTTATTAGTCTTTTTGATGTCAATCATCCCTTCGTCTTTCAAAAAATTTAACCAATAGTAAATTGTTGTTCTTGCTATTCTTAAAGTTTCCTCAGCTTTGATACCGCCCATTATAAATTGACCTTTTTTTAATTTAATTTTTTGTCTTCCAAAGACAATTTCTTTATCAGCATACCCAGCTTTACATAAGCACCAAATCCAGATTTTCAAACACTTTTCATTGCTGAAAACCAGACTCTCTGTCAATTTCCTATATAATTTGATCCAGCTCTCATCTGCCATAATATATAAAAAGCCGCTCTCTAAGTTGCATAAGAGGTGCAGAACGGAGACCCCTTTCCGAATAATCGGACTTAGAGAAACGGCTATTTTTAATTTTTGGGTTCATTTGTCCTGCTTCGTTTTTTATGCACTCCAAACGTACAAAATGTTTTCATTGAATGCAAGTGTTATTTTACATCGCACATCAAACATCCGAGCCATTTTAGTAACTCTGTTTTTGTACGTAAGTAAAAATTATTCTTGTAAACAACATGGAGTTTCCTGAAAAGAAATTTTGTAATAACAAAATTATGGCGTTCTATTTTCCCTTCTTTCTCAATTACAATATTTAATCTTATGGCTTTTATCATAATTTATTTATTTATAATACTTTACAAACATTTCGTGAAAAATTGTTCGGCTTAATCATATGTTGAACGAAGCCTAAAGGCAGCCAAAAGAAAGTTCATTGACAAATTGGAAGACTTCAAAAGCAGACAGTTGATTCTTAGGGAATAATTTGTAAAATGATAGTCTCTTAAAAAATAAAAAAAGGAGACAAGTCATGGGAGAACTAAGAAATCAGATGCTTAGCAAGATGGAGTTAAAAAACTTCAGCCGGAAAACAATCAAATGTTACTTAATGTACATGAAAGAGTATGTCGGTTATTTCAGAAGATCACCCGAAGAGATGGGAGAAGCAGAGATATTAAAGTATTTGCTTTACCTGAAAGATGAAAAGAAGTCGAGCTGGTCGGGAATAAACATAGCGTACTCAGCGTTAAAACTATTTTACGAAAGTGTACTGGGCAGAGAGTGGAACGTAAAAAAAATACCAAGACCGAGACTGAACAAAATGCTGCCTGCGATATTAACGCGGGAGGAAGTTAAAGCATTGGTAGAAAGCACGGAGAATCAAAAATATCGTGTAGCGTTAATGACAACATATTCAGCGGGATTAAGAATAAGCGAAACCACTCACCTGAAGATAGCGGATATTGACAATAAACTAATGCAGATACAGGTTCATGCAGGCAAAGGAAAGAAAGACCGCAATACAATATTGTCCAAAAGATTACTTGAAGAACTAAGAAAGTATTACAAGAAAGAAAAACCGAAAGAATGGTTATTCCCCGGGAAGAAGAAAACTGAGCCGATAAATCCCTCAACTCTTCAAAGAGCATTCAAAGAGTCAAAAAAAAAGCGAAGATCAACAAACCAGTTACAGTACACTCATTGCGGCACAGTTTTGCCACACACCTTCTGGAAAGCGGATGCGATCTGTTCACAATCCAGAAGCTACTGGGACACAGCAGCATAAAGACAACGAGTCTATACCTGCGGGTAACACACGATAAGTTAGTAAACATACCGAATCCGCTGGATGTAATTTTTCCCGAAGCATAATGTCTGCCATCGGAAAAGATGACGTAGCTGAGATATTCAGGGAGTACGGGAAAGAATATCTTGAAAAGCATAAACAACCGGTGTATGTTTTAAAGGCAATCGGAGCGATAGAGAAATGCCGCACATCATCACTGGGTGGACATGTAGACAAATGCGATACGTGCGGACACAAAAGGATATCATATAACTCATGCCGGAACCGGCACTGCCCTAAGTGTCAATCGTTAGCCCGTGAGAAGTGGATAGCTGAAAGAGAAAAAGAATTACTGCCGGTAAAATATTTTCATATAGTGCTGACCATACCCGGAGAACTGAATCGTATAGCTATCCGGAACAAGAAAGTTGTTTATGATATATTGTTCAAAGCCGGAAGCGAGACACTGCTTAAACTAAGCAGAGATGAAAAACATCTCGGCGGAGAGACAGGGATAATAGCGGTACTTCACACGTGGGGACAGAATCTGATGGAACACCCGCATCTTCATTGCATTGTACCTGGAGGCGGATTATCGGAAGATAAAAACAAATGGTTTAATCCAAAGAGGACAAAGAAGAAAAACTTCTTCATACATGTAAACGTAATATCAGACTTATTCAAGAAGAAGTTTTTGAGTTACCTTAAGAAATCATACAAAAGAGGTGAACTTCAATTTACCGGAACGATAGAAGCGATGAGAGAAATAAGGGTGTTTAATAAACTGCTTAATGAACTGTATTCCAGGAAATGGATAACATACTGCAAACAACCTTTTGGAGGAGCTGAGCAAGTAATAAATTATCTCGGAAGATACACGCACCGGGTAGCGATAAGCAATCACCGGATAAAAAGCATAGGAGACGGAAAAGTAACGTTTAGTTACAAAGATTACCGCGACTGTAATAAGACAAAAGAGATGACTCTTGAAGCCGATGAATTTATAAGAAGGTTCCTGCTTCACATACTGCCGGATAATTTTTACAAGATAAGATACTACGGAATTTTGAGCAGTAGAAAAAAGAAAATACAATTAACGAGATGCAGACAGATACTGGGAGTAAAAGAGAATAAAGAAATCAGTACAACAAAAAGCTGGAAAGAAATACTATACGAATTAACCGGAGTTGATGTAAACAGATGCCCGAAATGTAAAAAAGGAAGAATGATACTTTTTGAGAGAATAATATCCGTAAAAGCAACGGCTAATCCGCCGCCATAAGCTTAGAATGGCTGGAGTAACCAAAAATATAATTTTGAAAAAAGGTAATACGATTATCAACGAACAGATATGTTCGTAAATGAAATTATTGAAAGAAAACTTATATGGAGCAATAAAGAGAAATTACTATTGAGTTGAAATGTCTGTTAACAAGAAAACAATTAAACAAAAACAAGCGAAGTGAGATAAAGAATAATTGATTAGACAGTTATTAAATGCCCATAGAACTGATATTGGTCGTCGTATGACGGCTTCGCACAACTGTATTTTATCCGAAGTTGAACTATCGCACCAGTTTAGTCGATACACGGATAAATAATTATTTGCGAAATCAGTCATATATTTTTTACCTCAACTTCCGATAAAATACTTAATGTTAGGCTGACCTCATTTTGCTATTCCAAATAAGTCGGTATTTAATATTCTGTCCTTTGCCATATTGCAGTAATCTCGGCTTTGTTCTATCCCTACCGCCTTCCGCCCGCAAAGTTTCGCAGCTATTAACGTTGTTCCACTCCCCATATACGGGTCAATAATTAAATCGCCTGGCTTTGTAGTCCAATTAATAATATCAATTAAAATTTCTAATGGTTTCTGTGCTGGGTGTCCAGTCTCTACCGGCTCTGGTTTATCTTTTATATAGCAATCGTGCTTTACATCCCCGCCGTTCCATTCAAAGTTTTGTTCACTGTATTTTCTGAAGAAACATATCGGGTCTGTTGTCTGCATCCACCCGCCCCACTTATGAGCATTGCCCCAACGTCTATAAAGGTATATGCTTTTTTGGTATGTCAATTTCGTATTCCGTGCTGCCTCGAATAAAAAGGATAATATTCGGTTATCATAAAAAGAAACTAAAAATTTTCCATCTTTTAATATTCGTTCGGCTTTCGGCAGCACTAACAATAGCGACGATACGGCTCTTAAATTATCTGGGTCAATGCTACTCCCATATTTTTGGCTTAACTTATACGGCGGGTCTGTAAGCACTAAGTCTGCGGGCGGAAGGCTATCAATCACGTTTAAGCAATCATCGTTAATAATTGTAATATCTTCGTCACTATAAAACGGCAGCCTAACCAGCCCATCAACGGGATGCTTATCAGCTTGCCGATTATCTTGTATGTTATTTTTAACCTTTTCCATTATCACCTTTTATTGTCATGTTTACTTTGGCGCACCCGTTATGGGCAACACCGTTATACATATTTTTGCCTAACGCTTCTTAGATTCAATCGACATCCAGTTTTTATTTTTTTCTGTGTCTCTCAAAAGTGTTTTACCAAATCGAGAAGATGTATCAAGTTCATTTCGTTTAATCGCATTGTAAACTGTCTGCCGAGAACAATTTTTATTTTTTGCAAACTCAATTATTGTTTTCATATTTGCGAGCAATTCCTTTTATTTGTTTTTGGGTAAGGTATATACCAAAGTCGTTTTTAAGAATCTTCTGGGCTATTTTTAATGATTTCGAGTAATACAACCGCTTTACCAAGTCTATCTCAAATTTTGTCATTTTTATATTTCCTTTAATTTCACTTACAATATACAACTTGTTTTACACTTTGTCAAGCAAAAGATAAAAATAATTTCAAGAGGTCGGCAAAAAACGTATAACCAGTTTTTCAAGCAGACCTCAAAATGAGGATGCTCGAATTTCTTAGTTCAACCAATACTTATAAGAACTGTTATTTCTGAACCTGTTACGGCTGCTTAAAAACCACATCGTTATGCCGATGCGGTTGCCTTTCATATAAATTGAATTATAAAAAATTCGCCATCTGCAAATTCGTCCATTGTTGAAACAAACTCATTTAGTTCAATATCCGTAACACATAGAACATCGCAATCCATAACTGCATATTGCAATCCTGGCTTATCATCTTTCTCATTATATCTATGCACAAATAAACAAGGTTTCGTTGGCTTTTCTTTTTGCCATTGTCCGGCAACCGCACCACTCGCTTTTTGTTTACCTAAAGGAGCATTTAACCATTCTTGGTTTTCTTCGTTATTATAATATTCCGTTAATTCCCGCTCGTTCGGCATAACACGCACTTCGGCTTGACCGCCTATCTTTGCGAAAATTTCGGGGTATTCTTTAGAAAATCTTATTGCTCGTTCAGTCATATTGCCTGAATCAGTAGGAAGATTATTATATTCTGTTCCTAACCAATGTTGGAATACTGTTAATACTCTTAATCTATCGTGTATGTTCATTTTGATATTACTCCATTAAATTATTTTATGTTCTCGGCGGCAAGTCAAGTGCCACTACGTTATGCACACAAAACGGCTATTATTTATATACCGAGTTATGTTCGATCATTGCTTGATATGGTGTCAACCCTTTTTTATAATAACATTCGATCCATTTTTGAACATCAATTGTATTTATATAATCCTCCTCAATGCTAAAAGCGGTCGCTTCCCAAATGGCGGAAATAAACCAACTAATTATTTCTTCATCACTTCCGCCGTTTTGGACGCCCGATGAAGCTGGGCTTGCATAACCAGCATTTGCACCGGAATTGCTACCAATTTCGTCATTTGCCAATATTGCAAGTCCTCTAAGTTGGTTAATAAAATCATTATCAGTTGTTTTGTCTTCAAGGAGTTTTGTAATAATTTGTTTTGTGTACCTCATAATATCTATCTCCAAATTGATTTATAAAATTTCCGTGTCCGCTTATCGGCAACGTCGTTATAAAAGCGGTTGCTTTCAGTTTTCTAATTTCATTGGTTCTTAATTTTATAATGTCATTTATAAAAGAGAATAAGTCTCTTTGTGAAATCAATTGATTAATTGGTTCGTGGCTTTCAGGATTTATCTCAACCATACTTGGTGCTAATTTATAAAATGGTCTTTCGCAGATAGAAGCACATTCTTCTATTATGTCCGCAACCGCTTTATAACCAGCGTTTCCAGCCGACAGCCCTTGCTGTTCAGCTTTCTCAAGTCTGGTTGCAAGATCAATACATAAGCCTTGCAATTCCTCAAAGTCAGTATTAGTGTTAAATACTTTCTCGTTTACTTCATCAAATATTTTTCCCATTATTTCTCCTGTTTAAGTTTATAAATTTCTTCCGGGCTGCGGCTGAAACGCAACAGCGTTATGCTCCATTGCCCCGAATCCTACTAAGCAACCATTCAATCCCGGCTTTATAGTGTTTTAAAGCAACTTCATCATAAAAGTTATTACTTCCATCATAAGGCACTCTAAATGCGTATTTATCAATCTGCTCATCAATTTCATCCTGTGAAGGCAACGAGAGTATAACAAGCGCATCAACGCCGACCGCCTTAGTAGCTGCGTTAAGTAGTTCTTGCAAAATGTCTTGATATATCCCATCATAATATTTTACGTTATTTTCTTTCGAAAAGTGGTATTGTGCTCTACGTGTTAATCTGTTTGCTGCTAATATTAAATTTTTTTCTTGTTCTTTTGTAATCATATTTTTGTTCCTTATAGTTTTTCTTTCTATCCCGGCGGCGGGTTATGCCCGATCCGTTATACGGAAAACTGGCTAACATACTTTCACATCTTGCTTATATTCAAAATGGAACTTGCATACACTACAACTACAACTGTAACTTATGCCTAAAATGTCATCCTGTAAATAAAACTCGTAATCTTCCCGCAAGGTCTCGGTTAAATCAATCGGCTTACTCCCCTCTGTTAATAAGTCGTTATATTCGTCCGCACTAATTTTCCCATAGCCCTCGCTTGCTCTCTCAATTAAATCTTTTTTGTTCTTTATCATATCAGCCCTACACTTTGGGCATTTACTATAATTATCTGCGCTCATCTTTTTCTCCCTCCGGTTTCCGTATAACAAGGCAAATCAAGAAATACCTCATTGTCGGGTTCGGTTTATATTTTAGTTTGTTTATTAAAAGTAAATTAAGAACATTCTTATTTTAGTTTCGGCTTCTTGTTTGCCGTAATCGTTAGTCTCTCCAAAATTTGATTACTTCCCCGATACCTCCGAAATAACTACGTGCTTCAATAAATGAGTGAGTAGAATAATGCTTAGTAACCTTCCTGCCCTTAATTACCACGTCGGCATGGTATCGGGTGGGTTTCTGGTATTCGAGGCTTGTAAGGCTTCCTACGTCGTTTTTAAGTCTTGTCATCTCTCACCTGTCTATTTAATAATCAATTTACCAAATTCAAGTTTCCCAACATTATATATAGTCTCAAACTTGCAAATGTTTTTAGCAAGTATATTTTTGACAAGCGTACAATTCAATTTCTCAGAGCCACCAGAAGCGGGATGTAACCAATAACCGTTTTTGTTACCAGTTATAAATCTGATTTCACTGCCGTTCTTTAGTTCTTCTATTACTTTTTTGTAGGTCATTTCTTGCCTACTACTATATAATAAGTATCGATTTCTTTCTGTTTCAAGTTCAGAATATTCGACACAAGGCGTATCCTTTTTGGCAACGCCTGCCCTGATTGTACCATTTTCTGCACCGTGCCATAATTCAAATCAAGAATAGAAGCGAAATCCTTTATCGACATTTTCCTATCTAATAATAGTTGTCTGAAATTAAACTTGATTGTGCTTGTAAAATATCTCTTTTTCTTTGCCATGTTCCCTGCAAGATTATTTCGTTGGTGCTAAGTTAATAAATTATTCCTTTCGTGTCAAGAACTTTTTTTATTTTTTTTTTATTATTTTTTTCTTGCTTTTTGAGAAACGAGATATTATCTTTGTAGAGTAGTTATAATTTTTTTGGCGGAAGGAAAATGACAGAGTATGAAGTTAAAAAAGAGATAGGGGAAAACAATTGGGATAAGTATGGACAAAAAGAGAAACTAATTAATGAAAATAAAAATAACATACTGCCAACAGCCGAAAATCAAGACGCTGATAAGCGTCAGATTTGAGGCGCGAGTTAGGCGGTAAAATTTGGACGTATTATGAAAAAGAAAAAATTGAGTTGCTATTTTTATTTTGTAGGGTGGGACTGTTTAAGTCTCGGAATCCATTTTTGTTGGAGACTGCCCAATATTGAAATACATGTTCCCTTCGGATTTATAAGAATCGGTATAGAGAATTATTACGGGAAATGTATAAACGATGATTTCTGTAATAAAAGAACTTTTGGGTGGACGAAAATTTTATCCGCCTAACGATTGTGGCGCATAACAAGCGGGAGGAAAGATGTTGATGTTTTATATAATAGCGATTTTTAGAGAATACAAAAAGAAAACTCTAAAAGGCATAGAGTTTTATAGATTATACCGGGATTGGTGTAGCAAATTCACCAAAGAGTATTGGGGCGAAATCAACAAGCAAATTAAGGAGCAGAGATGAAAGAAATATTAGAAGCGCTTAAGCCATTCGCAGAGCAGGCGAAGTTCGTACAGGATGATAAGGTCGGTTATTTGACAAAAAAAGATTGGGACAAGCTTGATGAAGCTTATGAAAAATTATCCCGTCTTGTTGATGCGCCTGGTTATGCAAGCCCCGCTTCTCAGGGCGTCCAAAACGGCGGACACCTTGATGAACAATTTTTAATAGAACTCAAATTTGTGAAATGTGATAAAGGGAAATACTATAGGACAAAAATTTATGATGATATGTTTCTCGAAATAGATATGAACGACTCATTCGCTGCTATTGTCAGAACCGACTTCACTAAAAAACGAGAGAAAGAACAAATAACAAAAATGTATTTGCCAAAGAAAATGACAAAAGATAAACTGTTAAATCTGGTAGCCGTTTTGTGTGCATAACGGAGTGGCAAATAATTTGCCGCCCAGAATTTTATGAAAAACTTAAACAACATATTAACCAATAAAAATAAGCCAAAACCGAAGTGTAACTGCGGTCAAATTGATTTGCTGGTTATTTGGTTTTTTGGCGGAAGGAGTTAAAAATGAAAAATGTGAAAGTAATCAAACAAGCAAACTTAGCACCAAGATTACCATTAACTTTTACGGCGGTCGCTTATTTATTGCTTGATAAGTTCGATGCTGCTGGATGGATTTGGGGAGTATTGGGGACATTAATTGTTGTAATATGGATTGCATCAATCGTGGGAATTGTAAAAGCCGACTTTGTTGACATTTGGGAAGAGATAGCCAAAAAATCCAAATAACGGTGTGGCAAATAACTTGCGCCGTAATAAAAAAGAGATTTAGAAATGTTAAACAACTTAATTAAATAACAAAACAAAAAGCCGAACCGATAACAGGCGTCAATGTTGATTTGCTTGTTATGTGGTTGGGCGTGGGAGTAGAAGAAAATGCTAATACAAGTAAGAGACAAATCAACTGGGATAATTTATGATAACGATATGAGCCAAGATAAACATTGCATATTATCAATTAACTTTTGCACGAGTTACACACAAGTAGAAGTACAGGATAAAATTGAGGTTGACGGTGAAATAAAATACCCGAAACACGATGTTATTATACCGCCATTAAAAAGTGAACCGTATTGGGTAGATGAAATAGCAACACAAAACGACCCAGAAGGCGAATGGGTTATAAATGCTAACGCCCAATCCACATAACGGATGGAAACTAACCGGCTGCCAAGAATGAAAACTGAAATTATGAATGATAAATTAACTAAAAAATAACTACTCTGCCGAACTGTAATAGCAGTCCGGTTGAGTTTTTTGTTAGCCCGAAAAATGGGCGGGAGTAAAATAATGAAAAGGACAAAAAGTAAAGGCTTTACTTGGGGAGAATTGAAAAGCATTTTGAATAAAATGGACAATGAACACTTAAAGCAGGATGCAATAATAATGAGAAATGATGCGGGCATTGATGGGGTTGTACATACCATAGAAATAACCAAAACAGATTTAATGTGGGATTATGGAGACGATCCAAGTTACCTAAAAAAGAAAACAGAATTAACGGCGGAAGAGCTGGAAGATTATGATTTATATATAGCTAAAAATAGTTTGGTGGCGCACATATAGCCCATTTTTTCGGGCTAACATGCGTTTAAGCGGCACAAATTTTTATGAAATGATTATAAACTATTTTGGATAAATAATTTAACAATAATACTAAGTTCTTAAAATGTCCAACAAGATAGGAGACTATAACAATGCGCTAACAAAGCGCAATTGGATTGGGCAAGGGGCGGTGAAAGCCGTCCCTGAATTAAATAATTAAAAGGAGAGTGAGATGGAAGAGTTAAGAGAAAAGTTTTTTGCAAAAGTAAAAGAATTGAAAGACTTAAATGATTTTTCAAATTTTGGGACCACAAGAATAGTCGAATTCGGTTGTAGATCAAAAACCGGAGATGATTTAATTTATTCTATTGTGGATTGGGGAAATGTATTTAACTGGTTTCGGCAATATATAGAAGAAAACTACGTCCCTAAGCCAAAAGATAAATCGGAATTACCGATAAATCTAACTGAACAATATGTCAAGGCAACACAAGCCGGAATAAACGAAATAAACAAGGCGCTAAAATTATGAACTGGATTTACATACCGATATTCTTAGCTATATTACTTTTAATAATGATTAAACAATTTTTGAAGATAATCAATAACATAAAAAAAATTTCGAAGGAAAAATACAAATGGGAATAGAACTAATTGCTTTGATAATATTATTCGTAATTTATTTGTTTCTTATTATACACATCAGGAATAAAGACAAGGGAACGAGATTTTGGGAATAACTGACAGCGTGGTTTTTTAACCGCCGACCAAAATAAAAGGAGAATTATGAAAGAAGAAAATTTAACAGAAACCAAACAAGCCGAGACCGATTTAACGTAGTTGCGTTTAGCCCGTTTGCGAACATATATAGAAAAACTATTTTTTTATATATATAGATTTTAATACATATAGAAAGGGAAGAATAGATGACAGAACACGATAAAAGATATTTAACACCGGTGGAGGATATTCTCACCGACGAACAACAAAGGGAAGAACTTTGGACTTGGAAAATTAGTGACTTATGGTATCAACTTCCTGATTCAGTGCGTAAAAGCATGGATGAAAATACTGAGAAAGACGAACTAATTGAAATTATAATCGACAAAGGATACTACCAATGTCGATAGTCTCACCTCACCTCCCACGCCCGGCGGAGTGTCCCCCTTCGCCGGGCTACTATAAAAATTGGGACAGGAGAAAGAAATGAAAGATTTTGATAAGTTAGTAAATATACTTGATGCCCTATTTGTTAATTGGGGATCATTTATAACCGATATAGGTCAAAGCGAAAACATTGATGAAATGGCAATGACCATAGGTGGGTTGTTGCAGGAAGATGCTATACTTTATAAAAAGCTGAAAAAAGAAGTTGAAGAACTTCTACCAAAAATTAAAAAAAAATTAGGAGAGTGAGATGGAAAAGACACACTGGAAAAAAGCATTTAATTCTGATTATCTTTCGTCTTGTGATATTGAAGAAAGAGATTTAATTCTTACTATCGAATATGTCAAG